TCAGCAGCGGCCCGCTTTTTGCGACAGGGCGTCGCAGGTTTTGCTCGTTAGCGTCGGGTTGGCGCCGGCGCAGATGGCATCCGAGACGGTGCTACCGCCGCCCAGCGGGATCAGCCCGTAAAGCTTCGGCTCGGCGGCCTTCGTCACATAGCAGCGATGGCTGGTTTTGCCGATGGTGGCCACAAAGTTGGTTTTCACATCCTGCTGCCTCGCATCGGAAATTGTCACCTGCGAAGCATCGACATTAAAAGCAAACGCGGCGGCCTCTTTCATTTTCCGTCGTCATGGGTGGTTTAGCTACGCAACCCATTAATAACAGTGCCAGACAGGTACTGATTGATATATCCCGTATTTTCATCATTTCATCCTTTTTGTAAGTCAGCGGGTTATATATAAGAGCGGGGGGAGGAACGCGTTGATTTCGAACAGCTGGCGCAGGCTATGGTTATTATTCGGAAATTGACCTGTGTTGTTACATTTATCGTGAGTAGTATGAATTCCAGCATTGCAGGAATGAAAGATATTTTAAGACTACGTTGCGTAGTTAGACAGAAGTCAACAGGAGTGCGGCGGTTATGGGCTGCCCGAGATGCTCTGAGCAATATTTTGCTAAGGCAGAATGCTATCTGTTTTAGCGTAAGCGCAAATTTTCCCTGCGTTATAACGGACTTTTTATCCTCTTAATGGGATAGCGACAACACGCTAAGCCATGCGCGCTGCTCAGCGGTTTGTGGTGCCATTTTAAAATTCAGGAACAAAAAAGCCACTCTTTCGAGTGGCTTAATTATATGATTTTAAATCTAAAATTTGGTGGCCCCTGTTGGGTTTGAACCAACGACCAAGCGATTATGAGTTATAATGCAACTTCTTACCTAAAACTACTTATATATAATTTTCAATAATTTAGATAAAATAAAAGTACTGTATAAATAACCAGAAATACTCTAAAATACTCCCTTGCGGTATCCTATAGGTATCCTAGAGCAAAACAAGCGATATGCAGGATGCCTCAGTCGCTTGGTGTGGAGTGTTTGTGGAAACATTCAAATTTACGAAAGTTAAGCTCGAAAGCTTGCCGCCGGCCGAACGAGGTCAGGTTGAGTATGGCGATACCATTGTTAATGGTCTACGCATCCGTATTGGCACCAGTGGTGTGAAAAGCTTCTGTATCTCACGTAAGAGAAATGGAAAATTCATCCGTGCCACGCTGGGCCGTTTCCCGGACCTAACTATTGATAATGCCAGAGCAAAAGCACTCGAAATGCTTGGCGACGTTGCGACCAGCGGTAGAAATCCAAATGTGGACAAACGTGTTAATGAGAAGGCATCTGTCTCGCTTGCCGATGCGCTGGATGCATATGTTAAGAACCGTGGCCACCGCCTCAAACCCACAACTGAAAAGCAATATCGCGCAATCTTACAAAATTATTCCGGCGACTGGATGAAACAATCCCTCGCTACCATTTCGCGTGAACGTGTTGAGTATCGTCATAAAGCAGTAACTGATGGTTCTGTCTGGTTTGGCGCTGATAAAGAAACTTTGCGGGCAGGGGTTGGAACCGGTAGTAAAGCCCAGGCTGACCTGTGGGCCAGAGCACTACGCGCCGTTTATCGTTTCGCACATGATCATTATCGTGATGAAGAAGGGAGAACGCTGTTACCTGACCCGCCAACAATGGTGCTGAGTACAAAGCGTCAGTGGCATGGCACGATCAGAAAGACGGAGCGCATCCGTACCCATGACTTTGCTCGTTGGTTAAATGCCGTCGCTGTAGTTCGAGATAAGGCCGAAGAAGGACGAGACGATGTAGCTGCTGCAATATGTGACGCCGTAGAAATGTCGATGTTCACCGGGCTGCGTAAATCTGAAATATTCGAACTAACCTGGAATCGGGTGAATATTGGCGGTCGTTATTTCTGGATAGATGCTACCAAGAACGGCGATCCGCTTGAGCTGCCAATCACTGAAACTCTGCTGAATCTGTTCCGGCGCCGACTGAAAATGAAAAACGGAGATGAGGCTTTAGTGTTTCCTGGAGTTAAAGGAATCATTAAAGAATATCGCCATGTAATTGATCGAATCAGTGCCGCCACCGTCCCAGCCCCCAATCCTGATATGCTCCAACCAATCCCATTCAAATGGCATGATGCCCGCCGGACATTCGGAACCGTTGCTGAGCTGGTGGGCGTTGGTAGTTACATCCTCAAAAGACTGATGAACCACCGAACGATGCGGAGCGCAGATGTTACGCAAGGCTACCTTCATTTCGGTGCTGACGAGCTGCTTGAGCCAGCTGCCCGAATTGAACGGGCCATCCTGGAACATGCTGGGCTTGTCGAAAGCCAGAAAGCTATTGATGCACAGTTATTGTCTGCGTTAGGCAATTTGACTGATGAATATAAGCGCAAGATGCTTTTTGAAATACTAAGCCAAAATCATATGCAGGTTAAGAAATGAGTTACTTAAATCGAGTAGATGCCGAGCATGTGGCAAGAATGTATGCCTTTCAGCAATTGGTAAAAAGTTTCTCTTCGGAAAATGCTGATGAGCATGTGAATCGTATTGAAAAAGAAATAGCTGGGAAAACTATTAAAGAAAAAAAATGGATAGCGAATAGCCTCACCGAAATGCAACTGGTAGAGAAAAACAGGCCGTTATCGGATGATGAAAATGTGTTGGTTAAAGCTGTGAACGTACTAACAGTTCTTGGATATACAGATCTGGCTAAGGAGTTAGGCGCTTTGGCAGACAGAGTTGGGCGATGTGTGACGTTATCAGATGTTTATATGAATCACATTATTGACGGTGCGGTCAAAAAAAATAGAAGTGACGCAGCCTCAGGACACCGACATCATTTGCATGATGAAATTGTGGCAATTATCAAAGCCACCTGGGAGAAAAACCCTGCTTTATCTAAAAAGAAAATGATAGCAAAGTTGATGAATCGTTATGAGGGGAGAGTGGATGAAGGAACGGTGGATAGCTGGATAAAAAAAGAAAAGTTATTACCGCCTAAGCCAAAGAAATACATAATGTCTGATTTGGTCGTCCCGAACCCCTATACGTAGAGCAGGATCAGAAAACAGCAGAGGGGGTAGTAACTTCCCCTCCCCAATACCTGCTCGTCGTCCCGAATAGTTACTTCTCACCTTATTGAATTAAAATCAATATCTTAGATTGGCTTCGTTGTTAACCAATACTACACGGAGCTACTTATGCATTTGGTTGAATCAAATTTTTCTAAAAGACTCACTCGTAATGAGGCCGCAGCTCATCTTGGGGTGAATCCCCAGACGTTGGCGAACTGGGCGCATACTGGCAAGGTAAAAATTCCCTTTCACAAGGTCGGTCGGAAGGTCATTTACTTCAAGTCTGATCTGGATGCTTATCTGGATTCCACCCGCAGAACGCAGACGGTTTAAGGGGCTGGATATGGCATATAAAACAAAGGCGGCCATGCAGGGCCGCCAGCGTAATCAAACGAAAATAAATCAGAGACAGATTACTAGGCTTACGGCTGGTGGTCAAAATCAGCCTTTTGGCTCAATGCCCTGTCGGCGCAATTCCTCGCGGGCCAGTTCTTTCAACCAATTACCGAGACTAACACCCTCACGTTCTGCTGCATCATTAAGCTGCTGTCGTAATTCTGGAGTAATTCTGATTTGGAAAGTTGGTGAAAGGCCTTCGCCTTTTGGTGTTTTGTCTCGTTTGATAGTTGACATGTACGTACGTAACCTTATAGCATGGATTTTGTTATGTACGTACGTTATCACGACGAACATGCAAAAAACAACGCCCCGCACTGCGGGAACAGTGCCAGGGCGTCTGACCTCCACCGATAGTTAACGTATCGAGGAAGCTATGAAAAATCATATCACACATCCGCAAGGGCGGGATTGGCACAACCTGAATAGATTCACTTGGCTTTTCCTTGGAACGCCGAAGGGACAGACCTGTACACCTGTGGTTATCCGCGTTGCAGCCGACACCGAAGAAGAAGCCCGCGAATGCTACTCCCGATGGGATCTAACCTTTGCCGCGAAGATTCGCTCCGAATCCTCTCTGTTCCTGCACGCCGCCGGTGTTTATGAATTGAATGCAATGGGGGTTCATCATGGATAGTCAAACCCCGATGCTGAATATCTCACTACATGTCTCTCCAAGTTTTTCCGGTCGTATTTTGCTTTACGTTGAAAACGGCTTAGTGAAAGGAGATACGGTATTACGGCAGGATGAAATTATAGGCACGCCATCACTCTTTGATCACATCCTTGAACGCGCCGGTTATCGCGTAACGCCAGTCAAAAAGGACTAATGCCATGAAAAAGAAAATTAACAGCTTTACTGCTGGTGGCCAGGCTCGGTCTGAAATCTTCCCTGGAGATATTTTCCGAGATAACAGGGGCGAGCGTGTAACGGTGAAAATTGTCGCTGATAACCGGATTACATATATCAGGGAGGGGTATTCCGGAGAGTGCGTTTTCCCGGTCGAAAGATTTAGAAGGGAGTTCTGGCCGGTGAAACGCCAGACGTTCAGCGAATGGTGTGAGTCGAATAACACAGCAGAAAAAATTCATAACCTGCGTGCTTTAATTGCTGCTAAGAGAGCGGGCAAATGAAACGTGCACCGAACTTAAAATTTCTGCCAAAGGAAAAATTTACGGAAGCGATTATTTTTGCTGGGACTGATGCCTACGCTCATGCAAAGGGATGGGAAGAGGGGTTGGGTAAACAAATTGCTGAAGACACTACGCCTCCTATCTATCTTGGACCAAAACAACTGGCGGAACTGGATCACCTGCAAATCATCGATAATGGTCGCCGTAGTGCGCGTGTTTATCTGGCCGGAAACATTGAGCCAATAATGATTAATGCTATTGGTGAGAAACTGGCCCGGGCGGGAGTGCAGGATGCAAAACTGTATAAGGGGATCCCCGACCGACAACCAGAGGACTGGCATGATTATCTGGAGAGAATCAGGGCGGATAATGTGGTTGTTGATCTCCCGATCATAAAACGTGAACCAGCCAATAGCGGTGTGGCACCGGCATTGAATCAGATGGGAGCAAGCCAACGAGGTGAAGTGTTGCTGGCTCATTATGATGGCGATCTGGCAATTCATGCCGACTCTGACACCGTACACCACTACAACGGTGTGGTGTGGACCCCTTTGCCGGATAAAGAGCTGCAGCGCGAAATGGCACAGATTTACATTGATGCTGAAGTTGCCTATTCACAGAACGCCGTCAAATCGGCAGTAGAAACTATGAAACTAAGCCTGCCAGTTATGGGTGTGACAGCTCGAAATCTGATTGGCTTTAGTAACGGGGTATTTGATACCCGGACGGGGCAATTCAGACAGCATAGCAAAACAGACTGGTTACTGATCGCCAGTGAATTACCATTCAGTCCACCAGCCGAAGGGGAAACGTTGGCCAGCCATGCTCCTAATTTCTGGAAGTGGCTCCGTCGTTCCGTAGCCAGTAATGACCGTAAGACAGATCGTGTGCTGGCGGCGTTGTTTATGGTGCTGGCAAACAGATACGACTGGCAATTATTTCTGGAGGTAACAGGGCCCGGAGGTAGCGGTAAAAGTGTGATGGCTGAAATCTGCACCATGCTGGCTGGCAAGGCTAATACGGTTTCAGCCAGTATGAAGGCGTTGGAGGATGCAAGAGATAGGGCGCTGGTGGTGGGTTACTCGCTGATCATCATGCCGGATATGACCCGGTACGCTGGCGATGGTGCTGGTATTAAAGCCATCACTGGTGGTGACAAGGTGTCTATCGATCCTAAGCATAAAGCGCCATATTCAACCCGTATTCCGGCGGTGGTGCTGGCGGTCAACAATAATGCTATGACATTCAGCGATCGTAGCGGGGGCATTTCGCGGCGGCGCGTGATATTCAACTTCTCGGAGGTTGTACCGGAAAACGAACGAGACTCGATGCTCGCAGAGAAAATAGAGGGGGAGCTGGCTGTAGTTATCCGCCATCTGCTTACACGTTTTGCAGATCAGGACGAAGCAAGACGGCTATTGTATGAACAGCAGAAATCCGAAGAGGCTCTGGCAATTAAACGTGAAGGTGATTCGCTGGTGGACTTCTGCGGCTACCTGCTGGCGTCGGTGGCTTGCGATGGGATGTTTATCGGCAATGCTGAGATAGTGCCCTTTAGCCCACGGAAGTATCTGTATCACGCCTACCTTGCATACATGCGTGCCAATGGTCTCAACAAGCCCGTATCGCTGATGCGATTCGGAACCGATATGCCAGGTGCAATGGCTGAGTATGGCAAGGCGTATCAGAAGAGAAAGACTAAGCACGGTATTAGGTCAAACGTTACGCTACACGGCGATTCAGACGACTGGATGCCATCCTGTTCAGGCACCTCTGAAAATAGCGGGGTAGAGTAAAGTTATAGATTAAGTGTTCACCAGTATTGACCTTGTCGAAAAGTCTATTTAATACATAGTGTTAAGGGGTGAACACTTATTTATAAAGTATTCACCAGGTATTCACCTGTTCACCTTTCGTTTGTTTTTTGTTCTAAAGGGTGAAGGGTCGGGTGAACACTTGTGAACACCTGAATGAAGAGTGTTCACCATATAACCGTATGAATTTAATAAGAAAATCCATAAAGGTGAAGGGGTGAACACTTAAACACATATTTTATATTTTTATAAGAGGGTGGTATGCCTATTACTTTTCAGGACATCAAAGAACATTATGAGCAGTATGGACTAAGGGACATAAGCGACATGTCGACGGCAGAGTATAAGCAGTCCCTAGCCGATGGTGCTTTCTTTTGGATCGATCATCATGATTTTGTTCGCAGTACGCTGTCAGAGGAAATTTTAGCCACGAACAGAGAACAATTAGATGCAATGATCGATTATTTACAGATCTATAGAGATAACATGAAACTTTCCTCTGAGTAAATGATGGTATGAAAGTTATGAATAAGAATAGCCGCATGCTTGCGGCTAGCTTTTAATAACTGCTTAATACATCTTTTAAGGTTGGATTTAAAATATACTCATAACCTTTTTGAGGTTGCATAAAAAGAATGGATTTGCTGTATTCTTTGAATACATCATGACTCGGTAAGTAATACCTTTTGTTATAGCGATCAAAAAGAGATGTTTTTATCATTCCTTTTTCTAATAACAATTTAAAACAATCTATTTCCTTATGCGTCATTGAATTAAATGCTCTAGTTGCAGCACTTATTTCAAGGTGAGATATATCATCGTTAAAATCGGTTTTAATAATATCTTTGGCGATGCTAGTCAGTGCTACGCTTTGTGATGTCTCACCAGTAGAAACAACTTGTGTGATATTTTGATTGCATAAAGAAAAAAGTGAAGCATCTTTTGGGTGTGAGCTGTTATTTTTGCCTATTAGTTCCTTTATAATATGGAGTTGGTATACGTCCAGTGTATTAAAGGTGTCTCGCATAGTCTCTTTTAAAATTTGTTTCTCTTGCTCTTTTTTTTGTTTTTCAATAATCTCTTGCTTCTCCCTGTTTTGTTTTTCTATTTTTTCAGAAATGATGGAGTGAATCATATTTATAATGGAAAATACTAGGCGAATTGACGTTATTAAAATAAGGCTTTGGGGTATGAGTTTTGACACAGGATCAAGTATGAAATGATCATTAGGTGAAATGAAAATTAAAAATAAGCAAGTTAGAAGGATTGCAATATTTAAACGTACATTAGTCATCTTTTGTAAGGATTCAAGAATTTCTTTATATACTTGCATTCAGGCACCTGTATGAATTGAAAGTAATTGTAAAAATCATATACCTGATTCTACCTCATATTACCTCTTGCTCAAGTAGGGGTATTAATTAAAATTTTTATGTATATCTTGAAGGGTGGCACTCAGACGTGAGCCGCCACAGGCCGTTTAACCAAGCTGTGCGAGACAGCCGGAGAGAGTCCGAAAAAGGTTAAACGGCCATCCCTTTAAGTGTTGGTTTCACGTCTTAACATTAATTGTTACGGAAACCACTCCATGAAGAAATTACTCGAATTACGCCAGCAGAAAGCCGCTCTCAAAACCCAGATGCGTTCCATGCTGGACAAAGCCGACACCGAAAAGCGCAGCCTTAACGAAGAAGAGGGCAAAAAGTTCGACGAACTCCGCGACCATGCTGATGCGCTTGAAGTTGAAATCACCCGTCTTGAAGCAGTCGCCGACGATCAGCGCAATATGCCTGGTACTTCCGTTGAAGGTGAGCCAGTAAGCAACGATGAACTGCGCCACTACATCATGACCGGCGATACCCGCTCACTCTCCACGCTGGTGCAGGCTGATGGAGGATATACCGTTATCCCTGAGCTGGACAAAGAGATCATGCGCCAGTTGCAGGATGACAGCGTTATGCGCTCCATCGCCACGGTGAAGACCACTAAAACCAACGAATACCAGAAGCTGGTGTCAGTGGGTGGCACTACCGTTAAGCGCGGCACCGAAGGCGAAGCGCGTACCGAAACCAGCACATCGAAGATGGAGCGCGTTGATATCAAACTCAACCCGATCTACGCCTACCCGAAAACCACTCAGGAAATTCTCGACTTCTCCGAAGTTGATATTCTGGGTTGGCTGTCTTCCGAAATCACCGACACCTTCACTGCTACCGAAGAAACCGACTTTGTAAACGGCGACGGTGATAAAAAATCCAAAGGGTTCCTGTCCTATCCGCGTGCGGCCATCAGCGATAAAACCCGTCCGTTCGGCACGCTGGAGAAGATGGAGGCTGCTGCCGTTTCCTCTGATGGTCTGATCGACCTGCTGTACAAGCTGAAAGCCAAATACCGCAAAAATGCCGTATGGGTGATGAACTCCAACACCGCCGCTACGTTGCAAAAGCTGAAAAACGGCAACGGTGATTATATCTGGCGCGATCGTCTGGTTGCTGATTCCCCTGATACCCTCCTTGGCCGTCCGGTTCAGTATCTGGAAACGATGCCTGATGCGGCTGCGGGTGAAGCGTTCCTGGCGGTCGGCGACTTTAAGCGCGGTTACTTCATCGTGGATCACACTACTGGCGTGCGTACCCGCCCCGACAACATCACCGAACCTGGTTTCTACAAGGTGCACACCGATAAATACCTGGGCGGTGGTGTGGTGGACTCCAATGCCATCAAGATTCTGGAGCTTGCTGGTTCCTGATTCGACGTGTGAGGGGCTTCGGCCCCTTTCTGCCCTCTGTGGAGTCCAATAATGAAAACAATTGATTTTGAAATCCGAACCTCTGAACTAAGCGCCAGCAACAAAAAGCTGGTGGGCTATGCGGTGCGCTGGAACAGCCTGTCAGAAGTTATCTGGGATGAATTTCGTGAGCAGTTCGCGCCGGGGGCGTTTAAAGATAGCCTGGCATCCGGTAGTGATGTGCGTGCGCTGTATGAGCATAACTATACCCAACTGCTGGGGCGCACTAAATCTGGCACGCTGGTGCTGTCTGAGGACGATACCGGGCTGCGCTTCGAACTTACTCCACCGAATACCCAGCTTGGGAATGATGTGCTGGAGCTGGTGGAACGTGGAGATATTTCCGGCATGAGTTTTGGTTTCCGTGCGCTGAAAGAGGCGTGGGATATCGGCCAGTCTCCATACCTGCGCACTGTGACCGCCGCTGAACTGCGGGAAATTACAGTTACGTCTATGCCTGCTTATCCTGAATCTGGCGTGGAAATCGCGCACCGTTCGCTTTTCTCCCAACATCCTGAACTGCGTCGCGCTGGCGATAACCGTCGCCGCTGGGCTGAGTTAGCGGGGCTTTGATATGTGGAATATCTGGCCGTTTGGCCGTAAGTCTGAACCCTCCGAGCAGCGCAGCATGACCATTGATGAGTTTCTGGCGATGGCAGGGATTCCAAATACCGGATCAGGCGAGTACGTGTCTGCGGGTACTGCGGAATCTCTGCCGGCGGTGATGAATGCTGTTTCCGTTATCAGTGAAGCTGTGGCGACAATGCCCTGTTACCTCTATCGGGTACGAAATGATAAAGGACGAGAGGCGCGGGAGTGGCTGAGCAATCACCCGGTGGATTTTCTCCTGAACGAACAGCCTAACGACTGCCAGACGCCTTACCAGTTTAAACGCACGATGATGCGCCACTGCCTGCTGAATGGTAACGCCTATGCGGTGATCCAGTGGGGCCGTGACGGCCAGCCGCAATCCCTGCATCCGTATGCGCCGGGGGCGGTTGTTCCCGAACGTATCGGCCAGCATAAGTACAAATACACCGTTACTGAACCGTTTACGGGGGCTGTGCGCACCTACTTGCAGGAAGAGATGCTGCACCTGCGTTACTCCACCGACGATGGCTTTCTGGGGCGTTCGCCGATCACCGTCTGCCGTGAGGCGTTGGGGCTGGGCCTCGCTCAGCAGCGCCACGGTGCCAGCATTATGAAAGATGGCATGATGGCGGCTGGCGTGGTCACTACTGCTGAATGGCTCGACAGCTTAAAGGGCAAACAAGCTCTGGACGCACTGGAACGCTACAAAGGTGCCAGAAACGCCGGGAAAACGCCGATCCTTGAAGGTGGCATGGACTATAAGCAGCTTGGCATGAGCAATCAGGATGCTGAGTGGCTGGCCTCCCGTCGCTTCACCATTGAAGATATTGCCCGCATGTTTAACGTTTCTCCCATCTTCCTGCAGGAATACAGCAACAGCACCTACAGCAATTTTAGTGAGGCGAGCCGCGCCTTTCTTACCATGACAATGCGCCCGTGGCTGGCGAACTTTGAGCAGCAGATTAAATCCGCGTTGCTGGTGGCATCGCCTGTACCCGGAATCCGTTATCAGGTGGAGTTCGACTCTGCCGATCTTCTTCGAGCCACTCCAACCGAACGTTACGCCACTTATGAGCGCGGTATCAAGAACGGGATCATGAACCCGAACGAAGCCCGCGAACGCGAAGGGATGCCACCGCGCGAAGGTGGCGACGAATACAGTCAGGCATGGAAGCAGGAAGTGAAGGTCAGTAAGGACAACAAGGACGGTGACGAATGAGAGCCGGAAAGATGAAACGCCGCGTCACTTTTCAGAAGTCAGAATCTCACCGTGATCAGATGGGGCAGGTTATCTCTGTGTGGTCTGACCTTGCCACCGTCTGGGCTGAAATCCGCGCTATAAGTGGGCGTGAGCGTATGTCTTCCGGGGCGCTCTACTCCGAAGCCACTGTACGAATCTGGACGCGCTACCGCGACGATATCACCACCGCAAACCGCATTTTGTACCGCTCGCCAAATGTTCGGGGGCAGGTTTACGGCATTGTGGCCGTCATTCCTGATGTGGATCACACCCGGCTTGAGCTGCTGTGCAAGGGAGGCATTTTCAATGAATGATTTAATTGGTCTGGAAGAAGCAAAGCTGCATTGCCGTATTGATGATGATTATGAAGACACGCTGATACAGGCGTACATCGATGCGGCGCTGGAGGTTTGCCAGAAGCATATCGGCAAGCGGTTTGATAACGGGCTGGAGTTTACGCCAGCTATCAAGATTGGCTGTCTGATGTACGTATCTCTGCTGTACGAGTACCGCACGATGATTGGTGATACTGACGCCAAAGAGATACCGATGGCTGTCTCTGCGTTGTGGTCTGTCTATCGTGATGTGGGGGTGTACTGATGCCGTGGCAACCACTACGCCGATGCACTGAGCCGGGATGTAATAAACGGGTGAAGTCTGGCAAGTGTGACGAGCATAAGCGGGATGCCCGCCGACAAAGCGACAGCCGAAGAGGTACGCGAACAGAGCGTGGTTACTCCAACCGCTGGGGCGAATACCGTCGTCATTTTCTGAAAGCTAATCCGCTGTGTGTCCATTGTCTTAAGGCTGACGTCTATACATCGGCAACTATCGTCGATCACATCATCCCTATCGAGGGTGAAGCCGATGTGCTGTTCTGGCCCGCCAGTAATCACCAGTCGTTATGCGCTGCCTGTCATGGACGGAAGACAACCACAACAGACCCGGTGACGAAGCAGCAGCGTAAAGACGGTAAGTTCCGTGAGCAGGAAGAAGCAGCACGTCATCGCACCGACTGGATCTATGAGGCAAACAATGACTGAGCAGGAACAGCAGCGGGTGATTAGTGGGCTGATAAAGCAGCGTGAGTCATGGCAACCAGCCAGACAGAGAGCGCATAGCAAAGCGCATGAGCCCGCGTGACCGGGAGCTTATGGAATGCTTTCGCAACCGCTGACAGGCCGAATGGACGGGGTGGGGGAGGTTTTCAGGACAAACCCCTCTCAGCGAGGAACCACCTGCCCCCTCAAATTTTTGCGCTCGGTAATTTTTTTGAAAATAAAACGCGATGGAAACGAGAAATTTTTATGGCAAGACCACCAAAACCGCCAGCTTACCTTGATGAGCTAGCCGCGCAGCAGTGGAAAGCAAAGGCGAAGCAACTGGCGGAGCGCGGGGATCTGACTCCCGCCGACTGGAATAACCTTGAGCTTTTTTGCGTCAATTATTCGTTGTACCGCAAAGCCGTGGAAGACCTTGCCAGCCGTGGGTTCAGCATTGTTAATAGCCAGGGCGGCGAGAGCCGGAATCCGGCGCTGAGTGCAAAGGCCGATGCTGAAAAAATCATGATTAAAATGTCGTCGCTGCTGGGCTTTGATCCGGTAAGCCGCCGTCGTAACCCTGTAGAAACGGAAGAGGAAGACGAGCTTGACCGTCTGGGATGAGTACGCAAACGCGATCAAAACGGGCGAAATTCCGGCCTGTAAGCGCGTAAAACAGGCCGTGGAAAGGTACTTTTCAGACCTGAGTGACCCCCGTTATGAGTTCGATACGGCGACCGTAGAGCGGTTTATTGCGTTCTCCCGGCTCTGTCCTCACGTCAAAGGACCGCTGCGCGGCCAGCCTATTGAACTGGAGCCGTGGCAACAATTTGCCTTTGCTAACCTGCTGGGATTTAAAGTCAGGAAATCAGGCCGCCGGAAGTACAGCAGCGCCTTTATTGAAGTGCCGCGCAAGAATGCCAAATCCACCGTCGCCGCCATGCTGGCTAACTGGTTTCTGGTGATGGAAAAGGGCCAGCAGGATATCTACACGGCGGCGGTAAGCCGGGATCAGGCCCGTATTGTGTTCGACGATGCCCGTCAGATGTGCCTGCTCTCAAAGCCGCTGAAAAAGCGCGTCAGTATTCAGGCGCACAAGGTCATTTACCCAAAGAGCAACAGCCTGTTGAAGCCGCTGGCGGCAAAAGCGGCCACCATTGAAGGGACTAACCCCAGCCTGGCGATTGTCGATGAGTACCACCTTCACCCGGATAACGGCGTCTATTCCGCGCTTGAGCTGGGCATGGGGGCCCGTCCGGAGGCGATTTTGTTCGCCATCACGACCGCCGGGAGTAATGTAGTCTCGGCCTGTAAGCAGCATTATGACTACTGTTGCCAGATTCTGGCTGGGGAAGAGAGCAACGATTCGCTGTTTGTTCTGATCTACGAGCTGGACGACGAAAGCGAGGTTGAGCAGCCGGGAATGTGGATCAAGGCTAACCCCAATCTTCATGTTTCCGTTGACGCGGCGAAGCTGGAATCCACCATCCAGAAAGCGCGGGGCATACCGTCGCAGTGGGTGGAGATGCTAACCAAGCGTTTCAATATCTGGTGTCAGGGCTCCACGCCGTGGATGGGGGCTGGCGCGTGGGATGCCTGTGCACTCGACTATAACGAAGAAGAGCTGGCCGGAATGGAATGCTACGCAGGATTTGACCTGTCCTCAACCAGCGATATCACCAGCGTGAGTTACGCTTTCCCGTTGGGCCGGGAGATCCGGCTTCTGACCCGTCACTATCTGCCGGAAGCGCAGTTGCTTAACGTCGCCAACAAAAACCGCGCTATCTATCGCCAGTGGGTAAAAGCGGGCTGGATACGCACCACACCCGGCGACTGTATCGACTATGATCGCATTCGTGACGATATCCTGCGCGATGCTGAAATCTTCAATATCAGACTGGTGGGCTTCGATACCTGGAACGCCACGCATCTGCGCACTCAGCTTCAGGGAGCTGGTCTCGATGTGGAGCCGTTTCCTCAAACCTATCTCAGGTTCAGCCCGGTAGCGAAATCCTTTGAGGTATTCGTCAACCGCAGGGTGGTGCGCCATCGCGGCGATCCGGTACTGGCCTGGGCTATTGGTAACGTGGTGATGGAATCCGACGCCAACGCCAATATCAAGCCCAACAAAAAGAAATCGTCCAACAAGATAGACCCGGCGGTATCAGCGTTAATGGCGTTTGGTACTTTCCAGTCTGAGCATGAGGAATTTGCTTTTGATATGAGCGACAACCACAAACAACGGCTTGCCAAGTTTATAGGGATTTGAATATGCTTAAACACAAGAAAATTGTTGCTGTGATGCACGAAATGGCCCCCAGATGGGGCATTACCTAGATCCTCATAAGCATCTATTAATACACCCCCAATTTACTTCATAGCTGGCGGAAAAAGTCAGCGTATGTCTTTTGCATCGTATCAGTAGATAAGTCATTTTAACTGTGCCGCATAATTTATATGTGCGATATAATTACATGTTCATTTCAAGCTAATTATCTAATATTTTACTAAACCTTTTTATAACCATTAGAAATGTTATTACAGTTGTAAAAAAGGAAGAGTAAGCCACATAACTTAATAGGTAAGCGGGAACCGAAAAATATAATTTAGTGAAAATATCTTTTTCAGGAATGAAAGAAATAACCACTGATGATATTACGAGTATGACTGAGGTCAGAATTGCATATGACACGTTATGACAAAGTTGATCATAAACCATTTTGTTTATCTCCAGTGTCGGGATGTTTGTCTTTGGTTTATTATTTTCTTCGATATCCGTGATTTTAAAAATAGTTTTCTGTTTCTGGTCATATATCATTATGACAGCACTCATTAACAAAGCAGTTGTAATTGCTCCGAAATTTACAAAGACAGATGCAATCGAAGGTTTCATAACTCCGTAAGTTAGACAAAGGAATAAAGATATAGCAAGAGGTATAACGAAGTGGACTATGATATCATCCATTAAAGTATTACCTTTACCATCCGACATGGTTTTGTAATGCTTAAGGATTACCTGTAAGATATTTATTTTATTCATATAGTGACCCCCTTGTTAGCGCTATGCAGTTCTAAGAGTATATCATTCGCTACAATTTTTACCGTATCATGAAGTGCGGCTAGATCAGGAATGCCAGTAGTAGGATCTATGTTAAGATCAGAATCATCTAGCTCTACTGAAATTCCTTTTTTAAGAATGGCATCATAACTGAAGACAATGACTCTATTCCCAAGTTGCAAGGAAACCTTTACTTCATCGCATTTATCCTCAACAATTTCTATAACATTACTGAGTCTTTTATCTCTCAAATCACGAAAGCTACCCATATAGCCTTCGTTGTATTTTATGATTAAATCTGTTTTTACGTTTGTTTTGTTGCTTCCAAATGAATCAGCAATATCGGTAGGGGGTTTATAGCCAACAGCTTTAATTTGCTTTACCTCAGATTCGAGGATGTGTTGGGGGATGTTTTTATGACAAAGAGGATTGATTCTGGCCTCTTGTTGATACTTAGTAATAAAATAGTCAAGTATAAATTCAGTAAGAGCAGATTTAGCTGAAATATTATCATTGCCATGAAATGCAATAATGCCTTCTTTGAGCCCATCTGGAAGGTAAATCAATATATAGCGTTCACGTAAAGTAACATCATCTACTTTAGTTGTATATTGTGTTTTAGTAAGAAGGAGATCCTTTATTTCGTGGCTTTCACCATATTTTCCAACTTTGATATAACCGTATACCAATCCTTTATTTTTATCGAAGGTTAATTTCGTATGTTGTTCCAATGATACTTTTGTTTTTGCCGACTTATATTCAATGGGGGAGATTTTATAATGGTTTAGAAAATCCTCTAGTATATCAAATGCGGTTTTATTATTACTTAAGCCAAGATTGCCAAGGGGTTTGCTACTGCGGCTACCTTTCTTTGTTAAAATTCTAAAGGAGTAAAAGCTTACACTGTGCATGAAAATCTCCCTATTACAATTTTTTGGAATTTTTTGGAATTTTTTGGAATCTTCGGAGAGTAGTGTTTGAAAGTGAAATGCTACCGCCCGGGTGTGCTCACCCAAGTGAAGATCTTACAAAAGCAGATTGTTTGTATGAAGCTTACAGGAAAAGTATTGTACGTAATGCGAGTACTCGCAATCCAGTTAAGAATAAATGAGTAAATATTACACGAAGTAACCGCTAACTTACGTTTTTTTGTTCGACGACTACCTGCTGATACTTCTCGACAGTATCCTATAGGTATCCTAAGAAAAATTAAGGACCCACGTTATTGACGTAAGTCCTTGTTTAATATGGTGGCCCCTGTTGGGTTTGAACCAACGACCAAGCGATTATGAGTCCGAACTATATTCTAATAAAAACAAAGATATACAGTTAAATCAAACGCATAGCATTTCGTATATTGTCGAAAAGTATTGCATAGTGCTGCGCTGTGCTGCCATTTTGCTGCCACTTATCAGGTTTAATGGGTTAAGTTGAACCGCTTCTGTCAGGTGGTCAGGGGCGAAGTGAGCATAACGCATCGTGACTTTAATATCTGTATGCCCGAGGATGCGTTGTAAGACTAAAATATTGCCGCCGCCCATCATGAAATGGCTGGCAAAAGTATGCCGTAAAACATGCGAAAGCTGACCGTCAGGAAGCTCAATTCCCGCCCGTTTTATTGCACTCCTGAATGCTGAGTAACATCCGGTAAAGAGCGGTTTAGAGGTTCGGCTTTTGGGTAGTAATTCATAAAGCTCTTCACTGATTGGAACAGCTCGGTTCTTCTTGCCTTTCGTTTTGATAAAAGTGATTTTTCCGGGGCTTATCTGCTTTCCAGTTAAACTTTCCGCCTCACCCCATCTTGCTCCGGTTGCAAGGCAGATTTTAACAATCATGGTTAAATCCTCCGCCTTGCTTTTTTCACATTCTTCCAGCAAGCGAGCCGCTTCCTCAACTGTAAGCCAGGCCAGCTCAATTTCTGCGATCTTAAACTCTCTGACGTTTTCAAGAGGGTTGGGTGCTGTCCAGTCATCAAGTCTTTTCAGCTCGTTGAACATAGCCCGAAAGTAAGCTAGTTCAAGATTAACCGTGCGAGGGGTGACAGCCTTAACGCGATCAGAGCGGGTTATTTTTCCGCTTAACCGCTGTTCTCTATAAGTTGAGAACAGTTTAGCGTTGAATTCCGTAGCGAGGGGATCTCCCATTGCGAGACAGGCAAACTCCATTGCGCCTTTACGCTTTTCACCATCAGCAAGCGTAACGCCATGTGCGTTATACCAAGCTGTAACCAAATCCCGAACGCGGCGTTTATCAGTTTTCTCGCCCAGCCACGGCTTATCTTGAGCCTGATCTTTTATGTGACGCTCAAATGCTAAAGCCTCCCCTTTGGTCGCGAACTGGCGACGGATGCGCTTTCCATCCCTACCGTTTGGGAAAACCTGAGCCTGCCATTTTCCAGTGGGTAATTTGCTTACAGCCATTATTGATTGCTCGCATTATCTCGATAGTCTTTAATTTTCCCAGCGGCAAGTAAGCAGATAACCACTGTATAGATATGCTGTACCGTTGGTGAGAGATACATTGCAACAAACATAAGAGTGAGTAGGAACGCAGGCCCGATACATAGAGATATGAAGCTGGCAAAAGGTCCTTTTTGCTTCTCTTTGGATGTTAAGTGAGCCATTGTGAGGCCGGAAATAAGTACCAACGCTAACTCAATTAATGTAAGCATAATCACTCCGTGAAAGTTGTTTTTCCTATGATCTTTCCTAAAACTAAAATCCCGGACACTTCGCATTCGAAAGACGCAGGACCATTCTCAACCCGCAACCGCGAGCCTGGTAATCTGTAAATTCGTCTAACGCTGTAAAATCCATCAATCTCTATGAACCATACTCCATCGTTTACTTCACCCTTATATTCATCCACTAGATACACATCGCCTTCAAACTTCACTAAAGAGGGGCTTGTTGCATTATTAGGGATTAGATGCGAATCGTAATGAACAGCTATTGAGTCTGAAATAATCCCGTTTGTGATTTCTTTATATTGCAAACGCAACCCATTTTCAGAAGTGTTGTTCATTCCGGGGCTGCCTTGACCAGTTGCTAACCACAATAGTGAGGCGCCAGTATCAAGATGACACGCGATAACCCAGTCATGCGGGAAAGTGTCGCGCATCCATCGGTTCGCCATAGTGCTTTGCGATATCCCAAGACGGTCACATAGAGCTTGGCGAGTGCTGAATCCATAGGCTTGAAGGATGCGTGTTATTGCCTCTTTGCCTCCGCTCTGAGATGAGAAATTAAATTTTGACACCCCATGTGGGGTTTCATTTGTGTTTGACATATTTCAAATGTGATCCTATCATCGGTTTTGTGGTGTTCGGAATAGCTTGGAATGGTTCCGAATAGTGAGGTTTTAAACACAATCTGAGGGATAGTGCATCATGAATCGTAATTTTTCAATGCGCCCTAGCATCAATCTTGTGGTGTCTGAACCATTCATTACCCTGGATGAGTTCTGCCGCCGTACCGGTTACAAACTCAGCTACGCCCGCCAAATGATCCGTGAAGGCCGCCTTCCAATTCGTAAAAAGGAAGGGGTAAACAGCCTTATCGAAGTAAACATGTTCGCATTGACGATGGAAGCGGCTCAAGGCTGCGAAATCGCAATGCAAGCCTGATAGTTCCATTTTGGGATATAGAGAGGCCAAAAACATGTTTGATTTCAGGATTTCCAAACATCCACACTTTGAAGAGGCCTGCCGGGCTTTCGCGCTGCGTCATAACATGGCGAAACTGGCAGAACGCGCGGGAATGAATGTCCAGACACTGCGCAATAAGCTAAACCCGGACCAGCCGCACCAACTTACCGCACCGGAAATCTGGCTGCTTACTGATCTGACAGAGGATTCCGCATTGGTTGATGGTTTCCTGGCGCAGATCCACTGCCTGCCGTGCGTGCCGCTAAACGAAGTCGCTCGGGAGAAAATGCCGGACTACGTACTGAAAGCCACGGCAGAAATCGGCCGCGTAGCTGCTGGCGCTGTTTCCGGCGAAGCGCACACAACGGCAGGGCGCCGCCAGATTGTTGATAGCATCAATTCAGTTACTCGACTGATGGCATTAACCGCAGTGACGTTGCAGGCGCGCCTGCAGGCAAGCCCGGCGATGGCCAGCACCATTGATACAGTCACTGGCCTGGGTGCCTCGTTCGGTTTGATCTGAGGTGGCTATGTTGACTAAACAACCATCACTCGCATCGCTGCTCGTTAAGCAAAGCCCATCACCTCATTTCGGGCATGGCTGGATCATGGGGAAGGATGGCAAGCGCTGGCATCCGTGCCGCTCGCAGGATGCGCTGCTGGCTGAACTGCGTACTACTAAACAGGGGAAACCATGGCTATTGAAGGCGATTCTGCGACTGTTCCACTAAGTCCGGGGCATCGGCTGGATGGCCTGAATCATATTGCAGAGCTAAGGGCGAAAGTGTTCGGCTTGAATATAGAACCTGAACTGGAGCGTTTTATTAGCGATATGCGGGACCAGCGAGATATTAACCATAAACAGAATGAGCGTGCCTTAGCCGCCATATTCTTTATGGCTAAGATTCCGGCGGATCGTCATAACGTCAATATGAATGAGCTGACGACTGACGAAAAGCGGGAGCTGATAAAAGCAATGAACCATTTTCGTGCAGTGGTGAGCTTATTTCCAAAGCGGCTAACCATGCCGAATTAACCAGTAACAGAAATTAATGGCGTAAACCCGCCGGGCATTCTTTTGCCAAAATTCAGGAGAAACAACAATGCGAAATATAGAAACCTGTTCCAACAAAATCGGCCCGGATGATGCAGGTCTTAACCAGATACTGACAGAGGCCCGCATGGAAGAACGCCGTGCACGTGCTGCGGCAATGGCCGCCCGCCTTGATAGCCTGGCGTGTCACATCACATCGCGCCAGCTTAATCACGTTGAGGCGGCGGAGCTGCTGCGCGTTACAGCGGAAAACATCCAGAACGAAGCGCAGGAGATCCACTGATGTCTGATTCTATGGACCTCGTACAGCAGCGCGTTGAAGAAGAACGCCAGCGGCACATCCACACTGCCCGCAGTAAAGCGTCGGGCGTTTCCCGCGTTTTATGCATCGAATGTGATGCGCCAATCCCGCCCGCTCGCCGCCGTGCGCTTCCCGGCGTGCAGTGCTGCGTCACCTGTCAGGAAATCGCAGAGCTGAAAGGCAAACACTACAATGGGGGTGCTGTATGAGCACCATCCTGAAATGGGCGGGAAACAAAACCGCCATCATGCCCGAACTGAAAAAACACCTCCCAGCTGGCCCGCGATTGGTTGAACCTTTCGCGGGTTCCTGCGCTGTGATGATGGCGACAGAGTATCCTCATTATCTTGTCGCTGATATCAATTCTGACCTGATTAATCTTTATAAGCAGATTGCATTTAACTGCGAGAAATTTATAGCTAACGCTAAAGGGTTCTTTGCAAGTACAAATAGCGAAACCTCTTATTACAATATCCGCCAAGATTTTAATCATTCCTCTGAAACTACTGATTTCTGGAAAGCTGTATTTTTCCTTTATCTTAATCGCCACTGTTATCGTGGATTGTGCCGTTATAACAGGAAAGGTGAATTTAACGTTCCATACGGGAATTATAAAAAAACATATTTCCCGGAAGACGAAATCAGAGCATTTGCAGAGAAAGCAAAACGCGCCACCTTCATTTGTGCCAGCTACGAGGAAACTTTAGCGATGGTCAAAACAGGTGATGTGATTTATTGCGACCCACCTTATGACGGTACATTTACCGATTATCACACTGATGGTTTCAATGAGCTTGAACAGCGTCGCCTGGCGACGACTCTTGATGTACTGGCATCAGCAGGCCATCAGGTTGTTGTGTCGAACAGTGAAACCGAGCTGACGAACGCGATTTACCAGAATTTTACCCGCCACCGTATTAACGCAAAACGCAGTATGGGCGTTGCCGGTGGTGATGGTAAGTCTGCAACTGAAATTATCGCTGTTTCTCAACCCCTGATCTGGTCCGGGTTTGATCTGGCAGCGTATCCAGTCGTGAGTGCGTCTTACGAAACTTTCCAAAGAGAGTATTTGTGTGAGCCATCACGACGTTAAAAACTACGGCGGCGCAGATGATGCCGCCGCTGCTTTTGTCTGGAATACCCCGAAAAAAGCGGTTAACCCATACACGGACCCGGCGGAAGTTGCGCCGGTGTCTGCGCTTTCAAACCTGATCGCTCTCTACGCCAGCGACAACGAGCAGGAGCAGCTGCGCCGTGAGGCGATGAGCGATGAGGTCTGGGAACGCTATTTCTTCAATGAATCCCGCGATCCTGTCCAGCGTGAAATGGAGCAGGACCGGCTGATTAGCCATGCCAAAATGGCGCGCGAGCAGCAGCGTTTTAATCCCGATCTGGTCATTCTGGCTGACGTTAACGCCATGCCGTCCCATATCAGCAAGCCTCTGCTGGAGCGGATTAAATATTTCCATAGTCTGGGCAGAGCAAAAGCCTATTCCCGCTACCTGCGTGAAACCATCAGGCCGTGCCTTGAACGCCTGGAGCGCGTGCGTGCCAGCCAGGTTTCTGCGTCATTCCGGTTTATGGCGAGCCACGACGGGCTGGAGGGCCTGCTGGTTCTGCCGGAAATGAACCAGGATCAGGTTAAGCGGTTATCTACCCTGGTGGCGGCACACATGAGCATGTGTCTGGATACTGCCTGCGGTGAGCTGTTTACGGATGAAGACGTTACGCCGGAAGAGATCCGCCGGTCATGGGAAAGGGTGGCCGCTGAGGCCATGCGCCTTGATGTTATCCCGCCTGCTTTCGAGCAGTTGCGCCGTAAAAAGCACCGCCGTAACCCGGTCCCATACGAACTTATCCCGGGTTCGCTTGCCCGTATGCTCTGCGCTGACTGGTGGTATCGCAAGCTGTGGCAGATGCGGTGTGAATGGCGGGAAGAACAGTTGCGCGCCGTCTGCCTGGTTAACAAAAAGGCGTCCCCGTATGTCAGCTATGAGGCCGTGATCCATAAACGCGAACAGCGCCGCAAATCGCTGGAGTTCTTCCGCTCGCATGAGCTGACCAATGAGCAGGGCGATACGCTGGATATGGAAGACGTGGTAAACGCCAGCAGCAGCAATCCGGCGCACCGGCGCAACGAAATGATGGCCTGCGTTAAAGGGCTGGAGCTGATCGCAGAAATGCGTGGTGAATGCGCCGTGTTCTATACCATCACCTGCCCGTCACGCTTTCACGCAACGCTCAATAACGGCAGGCCAAACCCGAAATGGACCAGTGCCACGGTCCGGCAGAGCAGCGATTATCTGGTGAATATGTTCGCCGGCTTCCGTAAGGCGATGCACAAAGCCGGGCTGCGCTGGTATGGCGTCCGCGTTGCTGAGCCACACCATGACGGCACCGTGCACTGGCACCTGCTTTGCTTCATGCGCAAAAAAGACCGCAAATCCATCACCGCGCTGCTGCGTAAATTTGCCATCCGTGAGGACCGCGAGGAGCTGGGCAACAATACCGGCCCGCGTTTTAAGTCTGAGCTGATCAACCCGCGCAAGGGTACGCCTACCAGCTACATCGCCAAGTACATCAGTAAGAACATCGACGGGCGTGGCCTGGCTAACGAAATCAGCAAAGAAACCGGCAGATCACTGCGGGACAATGCCGAACATGTCAATGCCTGGGCTTCGCTGCATCGCGTCCAGCAATTCCGCTTTTTCGGTATTCCGGGGCGTCAGGCATACCGCGAGCTGCGTTTGCTGGCAGGCCAGGCCGCGCGACAGCAGGGCGATAAAAAAGCCGGTGCGCCGGTACTGGATAACCCGCGTCTGGATGCCGTGCTGGCGGCAGCCGATGCCGGGTGTTTTGCCACCTACATCATGAAACAGGGCGGCGTACTGGTTCCGCGTAAACATCACCTGGTCCGCACGGCTTACGAACTCAATGACGAGCCATCAGCCTATGGCGATCACGGCATCCGTATTTATGGCATCTGGTCCCCGATTATTGAGGGCCGGATTTGTACGCATGCGATGAAGTGGAAAATGGTTCGTAAGGCCGTTGACGTTCAGGAGGCGCCAGCCGACCAGGGCGCTTGCGCCCCTTGGACTCGTGGCAATAACTGTCCCCCTGTGGAAAAAATGAACGAAAACGGGGCCGTAAGCGGGCATGATTTACCGGATATTGCGGGTATGGATGAGCGGGAGCTGCAGGAGTATCTCCATAGCATGAGCAAAAAAGAGCTGAGGGAGCTAAACGCACGGCTTCGCATGGTTAAGCCTAAGCGCCGGAAAGGGTACAGGCAGGATGTGGATAATCAGCAGCGCCTGCAGCTGGAGTATGAACTTAAATCGAGAGGCTTTGATGGTTCGGAGGCGGAGATCGATCTGCTTCTGCGCGGCGGCAGTATTCCATCCGGTGCCGGTCTGCGTGTTTTTTACCGGAATCAAAGGCTGCAGGAAGATGATAAATGGCGCCAGTGGTACTGATGAAGGGGCACAATTTATGCCTTTATCTCACCATATGGGACACATCTGATTGAATGATAAAAACTATTTTACAGGAAGAAAATCATATTATACTGTATGTATATCCAGTGGATGTATGTACAGTATAGCTATATCCCTTTGTGGGGATATAGCAACGGATATCCCGTAGTGAGGATAGGAGGGGAAATGCAGGACTACCTTTTGGAGTCGTTAAAGCTCCAGCGTATTGATTTTTTTATCAAGCTTGTAGCGGCTAGTGAGTGCAGCGATGAAGAGAAGCGACTTGCTATCCAGTGGGTTTCTGAGCTGACTGATGAATTAATGGCGAAAATTCGTAGCCATGAATACAGCCGGTCAATGGATGTTTCCAGTTAGGGGGATGATCTCCATGCGTGTCGAAATAATGATTGATAAAGAGCAGAAAATTAGCCAGGCGACACTGGAAGCACTCGAAACCGAGCTTTACCGCAACCTGATCCCTTTATATCCCAAGACGGCGATCCGCATTCGCAAAGGCAGTGCCAACGGTATCGAATTGACCGGCTTAAAACTTGATGAGGATAAGCAGCGGGTAATGGAAATTATGCAGCAGGTCTGGGAAGACGATAGCTGGCTGCATTAACAAAACGTTGCAGGCGATAAAACTGGTTTTTACCGCCTGCAAGGTTGAACAACGAGCAAGGCGAGGCGTTAGGCTATGGGGTCTAAAGACAGTAATTATCAGGTTATTTATCGCTATGAGCCGCTGCCGAAGTTTGTTCCGGGTGGTTGGGTGCTTTTTCAGCGGCCAAAATCCTGCGGCGGCGGGTTCTGGCTGGGTAAAACCTATGATGGTGTTTTTATGCTTGAACTTGATCGCCCAGTTCCCTTGGATGAGGGGATTAAGTACATCATCCTTTCATCGCGAGTAGCTGAAAACTTTATGGATTTTGACGAGGATTTCAGGCTAACCTGAAAAAAAGAGAGTGCATGACTATGCCGCATGAATCTGCATGATCGTTTGAGGATCGTTTTAGCTCCGGCCCGCCAGTTCTGGCGGGCTTTTTCATATCTCATGCAGGTGCATGAAAACCATTACACAAAGCGGGCAGGCGTGGCGGGGATACGAGCGCGCGCTACGGGTCAGGATAAAGAGGATTTGGTGCATTCAACGGGCTGCTGCTGTCCGGCAAAGAAGGTAGGGCGGAGGCGTCATACATGAGGGCAGAGGTTTCTTGCTGGTTCATGGGGCTAACAATACACTGCGCAAATCGTGCCTAGCCGTTTCGGAATTCTAAAATAAATGTTGAGTTCGTTCAGGGTTTGGCTGTAGATTTTGTGTTCTATCACGTATCACAGTGATAGGTGGTGAGCCTTGAAAAACACATGCTAAAGTCCCATAAAGTTTTATAGTCTTTGTCCGAAAATGGCATTAAAATGCTCAGCCATTGATGCTGCCAGTAAGGACACGGAATTGAACTTAGAACAGATTGCCAGTCAAAGTATTAGCAACCTTCAGTTTCTTCTCGATACGCTGAAGATGCCGTTGGCTGTTGGTCCGATCAGTGATGAGGACTATGTGATCCTGACTACAGGATATGCCCAGCTCGAATGGGATTATGGTTTTTCTCGTTATGGTAATCGAAGTGATAAGTTTGAGTTTTGCCTGAAACTCCTGGCTGGCCCGTTAAGGCATATACCTTCTGGCGCTGCTATGTGTACCTTTGATGAGGACACTGGAGTTATAGAGATCCACTTTGTGGAGTCTTTCGTGAAAGATGATGATGTAGAGCATCCTCTATACGGCAACATGTTTATGGTGACTTTGTGGGCGGTGTATCTTTTCGGTAGCGCAGTGGGGTGTCAAGAGATTCGCATCCCCGAAGCACTGAATCAGAAAGTTGCTGACCACTATAAAAAATTTGGTTTTAAAGGTGATATCAGCTTGCTTTCAGCACCTTTTGCTACAATAACTGATGTGGTAAGACGCTACATTACTTCTAAGAAACAGTAGATAAAATTGTGCGCAGTGATACAATGCTGCGCCAAACATCCACCACCGGATGATGAGGCTTGACCTCTAAGAGGAAATCATGACTAAGACGCATAGTGACAAGAAAACACAGAAGCATTACTCCGTATCTGATGTTTTCAGCCGTATGGGCGTCGCGATGGAAGAACTACTTCAAGCGGCCCCACATATGATGCAGGACTGCAAATTTGAAGGAAATGAGCTGCATGGCAAGCTCAAAGAAAAGCAGAAAGCTGCTTAATTCCAAATGTGCGTTTTGCATGAAGCCCGGCATAGCCGGGCTTTTTTATGTCCTCTACTCGGCGCCCAGCTCGTAGGGTTCAAAGGAGATAACATCCTCACCCAGCCAGTCGTTAAGCTCCTGTAGACGCTTCTGCAACGGCATCAGCTCGTTGCGGACAAAGACGCGGCTGGCCTTTTCCACATCACCAAAGCCGCCGGTATTGTTGGGAATAATGCCCATCATCTGCGGCGGTACGCGGTGTGCGGCCATCATGTCATCGCGGCTCACGTTCTTGATGTTCAGAAACTCATCCTTTGCCGCTACTTCTGACAGTGGGATGATCTGGATGCCGTCCTTTTTACCGTTGGGTGAATACATAAACAGGTTGCGGAAGTTGCCCGGCCCTTTGGCGCTTTTCATGGCCTGGCGGATGTTGTTCACGTCCTCCTGATTCTGTGCTGCGTCTGTCATGTACATGATGAAACCGGCGTGACTGCCGTTGATGTAATACTTACGGCGAAACAGCGTAGCCGACTCGTTGAGCAGTGTTGAAGGGATCGCGGAGAGGTAGCCGGGAAGCCCGTAGATTTCCTGGTTAATGTCCGGCTCCATCAGGTGAAAGATGCTACCTTTGGTGAACTCATAAGGCTGGGTGGTCATGCCGTACTGCACGAACCAGTAAGTATCAAGGTCAATCCCGCGCCGGGTGTACTTCGCCAGTGATGGCTCCAGTGACAGGACGCCGCCCAGCCTGTTCGTCCGTTTTTCCAGATAGGCGTTACCGAACACAAGATAGTCCTGGACGAAACGGGTAAAAGCCTGCTGGCTGAGCAGGCTGTGGGGGATGTAGGTACTACTGAGAATGTCACGCTTAACGGCAATCGGTGAGCTGTGATGTACAGCGGCGCGATAGGTCCGCGCCAGCCCGTCGAAGCTCACCGGCGGCTCATACCAGCGGTCCATTTGCACACATTCTACGTAGTCCAGAAGTTCGCGGCGGTCCAGTACCGGAATGGGATCGCCAAAACTGAACGCCTGGGTAGTCGCTGCATCATTGGGTTGTACGTCAGGTGGTATCACATCCTGTGCGGTATTCTCAGTCATTAAAAAATCTCCACAATGTTGCTGGTATTGGCGGCTTCGCCCTGCAGCGGTTCGTTAAACAGTGCGTGCATCGTTGCCCAGGCCAAATCGGCGTGGCTGGCTTCTTCGCTGCGGCTGGCTTCATAGGTTGGACGGTTGCCGCTGGCGGTGGTGGCGCGGCGGATAGCCATAAATGACTGCGCAATGTCGGTATGCCCGGCGTCAAACTCCAGACGGCGGTGGCTGATAATGTCGTATGCCTTGAGCACCAGGGCGTTTTTGACGTTGGGGTTATAGACAAACTCCCGCACGGCAGGGAAAAAGCCTTTTACGTTTTCATAAACACCGTGACCGACGCCGGTGGAGTCAATGCCGATGTAGGTCACGTTATACTGCTGAGTCAGTTTGCGGATGGCCTCTGCCTGGGCGCGGAAGTCCATTCCGCGCCACTGGTGACGCTCAAGGATGCGGAACTTACCGCCGGGCACCGTCGGCGGGGCAATGACTACGCAGCCAGCGCTGTCGCCGTTCTGGGTACCTTTCGCCGGGTCATAGCCGATCCAGACTTCGCGCCAGCCGAACGGACGCAGGGCCAGCGCCTGAAAGTCTTCCCAGACTTCCCAGCTGTCCACCATGCAGGCCTGCAGGTCAGCCAGGGGGAAAACGGAGGCGAGATCGTCGATGAATTCACACATCAGCAGGTTCTGGTACTCGTCGGGGCTGTACTCCAGGCGCAGCTGGTCGAGGTCGAACAGGTTGCAGCCACCGCGCACGGCGTCCTCCACCGTCACGATCTGTCTGAACTGACCGTCAGCGCAAAGCAGACCGGCAGCAAGGGCTGAGTGGGTCAGGTCGATATCAACGCGATCAGCTTTTGCCCGCCCGCGATTGAACAGGGCACCGGACCAGAACGGGTAAGCGCTGTGCGTCAGGCTGGAAGGCGTGGAAAAATAGGTCTGGCGCCATTTCTTGTGCAGCGCCATGCCGGAGGCGACTTTACGTAGCTCCTGAAATTTCGGGATCCAGAAATACTCATCAAGATACAGGTTGCCGTGGTAACTCTGCGCGGTGCGGGCGTTGGTCCCGAGAAAATACAGCGTGGCGCCGTTTGGCAGCACCATGGGATCGCCTTTTAATTCCACGTCGACTTCTTTGGCAAACTCGATGATGTACTGCTTAAAAACATGCGCCTGGGCTTTACTGGCTGACAGGAAAATCTGGTTTCGCCCTGTCATCAGGGCGTCCATCAGCGCTTCACGCGCGAAATAATACGTAGCTCCGATCTGGCGCGATTTAAGCACGTTGCGGATACGGTGCTTAATTCCTGCTTCCCACCAGTGGCGCTGATATTCAAACATTCCGTTGCGGAAAATTTCTTCCAGCTTTTCGATCTGTTCGTCGCTGAACTGGTTTTTTTCAGGTTGTTTGCGGGGGCCGCGGTTGCGGTTTTGCACGTTGGGGTTAAGGTCCGCCTCATTACCGCCGTTGTTAAATTTACCGATGCGGGCGTGGCGCTCGGACTGGCGCGCCAGCAGGTCTATTTCTTTAAAGTCTTTCCCTTCCTTGTGCTCCTTCATGATGAGCTGGCAATAGCGGGCGGCAGTGGTGAGCTGCATCTGATCGAGTGGGCCGTATTCGCCCCACTTGTCGCGCTTTTTCCAGCTATGAACGGTTGCAACTTTTTCGCCCAGCATTTCAGCAATGCGGGCTACGCGGTATCCCTGAAAATACAGCAGTAATGCCTGCCTGCGGGGATCGAGGTCTGCGGGGGTCATCGTTTCCATGGCACAAACATACGGCCTTGCCTGGCGCCTTTCCCCGGCTGGCCTTTGTATGGTTTACCGCACAAGGTCCGCGCGTTGTTTCACCCCCTCCATCGCAGCAACCATAAGGCCTCACAGAGTTATTTGATGGAGTCGGTCACATGGCTGTAAAAGCAAAGCGCTTCCGCATCGGTGTGGAAGGGGCAACGACAGACGGGCGCAATATTGAGCGTGCCTGGCTGGAACAGATGGCGGCGAGCTATGACCCGCAGGTGTATACCGCGTTGATTAATCTGGAGCACATCAAGGGTTACACCCCTGACAGCCCTTTCCGCCGTTTCGGGACCGTGGATAAGCTGGAGGCAGAGGAGATTGCAGACGGCCCGCTGAAAGGGAAGCTGGCCCTGTATGCGTGGATCACCCCGTCAGAGGACCTGGTGGCGTATACCCGTAATCTGCAAAAGCTGTTTACCTCGATGGAAGTCAATACCAGTTTTGCCGATACCGGCAAAGCCTACCTGGTTGGCCTGGCTGCGACGGATGATCCCGCAAGCCTCGGTACTGAAATGCTGCAGTTTAGCGCCAGCGCCAGAAGTAACCCCCTGGCAGGCCGCAAGCAAAACCCTGAAAACCTCTTTACCGCCGCCGAAGAAACGCTGATCGAGTGGGAAGAAGTCCAGGACGATAAACCCTCCCTGTTTTCCCGCGTTGCCGCGATGTTCACCAAAAAAGAACAGAACGATGAAGCACGTTTTTCTGACGTGCATCGCGCGGTTGAGCTGATTGCTACTGAACAGCAAAACCTGAGCGAACGCACTGAACACTCCCTGTCTGCGCAGGATACGCGCATTGCTGAGCTGGAAGCCTCCCTGCAGGAACAGCAGACCGCTTTTGCTGAACTGGAGCAGCGGCTGAGCCAGGAAGACAGCCGCAAAGATTATCGCCAGCGCGCGCCGGGCGGAAACGCACCGGCAGGCACACTGACCAATTGCTGATGGAGCATAAGAACCGATGAAAAAGAAAACCCGTTTTGCCTTTAACGCCTACCTGCAGCAGCTGGCACGCCTGAACAACGTGGAAGTGGAAGAACTTTCCAGCAAATTCACCGTTGAGCCGTCGGTACAGCAGACGCTGGAAGACCAGATCCAGCAGTCCGCTGCCTTTCTGACACTGATTAACATCACCCCGGTGGATGAGCAGTCAGGCCAGCTGCTGGGTCTGGGTGTCGGTAGCACAATTGCCGGTACCACGGATACCACCACCAAAGAGCGCGAACCAACTGACCCGACAGTAATGGCGGACGTGGAATACAAATGCGAACAGACCAACTTTGATACGGTGCTGACCTACGCAAAGCTGGACCTGTGGGCAAAATTCCAGGATTTCCAGGTACGGATCCGTAACGCCATCGTGAAGCGCCAGGCTCTGGACCGCATCATGATCGGGTTCAACGGCGTGAAGCGTGCCAAAACCTCTGACCGCGAAGCCAACCCGATGCTGCAGGACGTAAATAAGGGCTGGCTGCAAAAAATCCGCGAAGATGCGCCGGATCATGTCATGGGCAGCGAAACCAAAGAAGGCGTGACCACCAAAGGCGCCGTGAAGGTTGGTAAGGGTGGCGATTATGCCAACCTGGATGCCGTGGTGATGGATGCGGTCAACGAGCTGATCGACCCGGTGTATCAGGATGATGATGATCTGGTGGTGGTCTGTGGCCGTGAGCTGCTGTCTGACAAGTATTTCCCGCTGGTTAACAAAGACCAGGAGAACACGGAGAAGCTGGCCGCTGATCTGATCATCAGCCAGAAACGCATGGGTGGCCTGCAGGCTGTACGCGCGCCGTATTTCCCTGCGAATGCTCTGCTGATCACCCGCCTGGATAACCTGTCAATTTACTGGCAGGAAGATACCCGCCGTCGTTCTGTTATCGATAACCCGAAACGTGACCGGATCGAGAATTTCGAGTCCGTCAATGAAGCGTATGTGGTTGAGGATTACCGCTGCGCGGCGCTGGTCGAAAACATCCAGATGGGGGATTTCAGCGCGCCAGCTGTACCGGAAGGCGAGGGGGCATAACGCATGAGCCTGAGTCCCGCACGGCAGCACCGCCTGCGCGTCCAGGCTGAACAGGCCGCCCGACAGGGCGGCAATGTTCGCCACGCGACGGGGTATGACCTGATGCTGATGCAGCTGGCGGAGGACCGCCGCCGCCTGAAAGGTATCCAGTCCACAGTGAAGAAAGCCCAAATCAAAGTGGAGCTGCTGCCCCGTTATTCCGCCTGGGTGGAGGGGGTGCTGGCTGCTGATGGTGCCCGGCAGGATGACGTGGTGATGTTTGTAATGCTCTGGCGTATCGATGCCGGGGATTATGCCGGTGCGCTGGATGCAGGGCGTCATGCGCTGCGGCATGGATGGGTGATGCCCATCGGAAACCGTAACGTCCAGACGGTGCTGGCAGAGGAAATGGCAGACGCTGCGCAGGCCGCTCTGCTGGCAGGTGAATCTTTCGATGCCGGGTTGCTACTGCAGACACTGGAGCTGACAGACGGCCAGGATATGCCAGACCAGTCACGGGCACGCCTGCATAAAGCGATTGGCGCTGTACTGACCGAAACCAGCCCGGCCTCCGCCCTGAATCACATCAATCATGCGCTGCAGCTTGATCCACGCTGTGGCGTCAAAAAAGAAAAACAGCAGCTGGAGCGCAGATTGCGCAATGACAGCCGTTAACGGAACGTGCCCCGCGCACGGGCGGCACGGGGTGGCGAAAGGCTTTTGCCACATCAAAACCCCGTCCACCGCCCACTATTTCAGGAGAAAGCCCGCATGAAGTTTGTTGCGCCTGAGCAGGCGCCGGAACAGGCGGAAATTATCAAAAATACGCCGTTCTGGCCTGATGTTGATTTATCAGAGTTTCGCAGCGTGATGCGGACGGATGGCACGGTGACGTCACCCCGTCTCGGACAACTCATCCGGTCTGCGATGTCAGAGGTCAATGCGGAGCTGTACGACTTCCGCAAACGCCAGCAGGCGCTGGGATTTATGACGCTGGCTGATGTGCCGGCGGACTTACTGGACGGTAAAAGCGAACGTATTCACCACTACCACAACGCCGTTTATTGCTGGGCACGTGCGCAGGTGAATGAGCGTTACCAGGACTATGACGCCACGGCCTCCGGTGTGAAAAGGGGGGGTGAGCTGGCGGAGGCCAGCGGCGATCTGTGGCGTGATGCTCGCTGGGCAATCAGCCGGGTCCAGGATGCGCCTCACTGTACGGTGGAGCTGATCTGATGAAAGTGCGTGCGTACCAGGGTGACACGGTGGACGCGCTTTGCTGGCGTCATTACGGACGCACGCAGGGCGTCACGGAGCAGGTACTGCAGGCAAATCCGGGGCTGGCTGAGCACGGCCCGTTCTTACCACACGGGCTGCAGGTGGAGCTGCCGGATATTGCCACCACTTCCACGGTGCAGACCGTCCAGTTATGGGACTGAAATATGACGCTTGAACGGATCAGCGCCTTCATCACGTACTGCATCGCTGTACTGCTGGCATGGATGGGAGATTTATCGCTTAAGGATGTGTCGACAGTGGGCGGTGTGTTGATTGGCGTGCTGATGCTGGCCATCAACTGGTACTACAAACACAAAACCTACCAGCTGCTGCGCGGCGGAAAAATTACACAGGGGGAATATGAATCCTTCAACCGTTAAACGCTGCCTGGTAGGGGCGGTGCTGGCGATTGCCGCCACCCTGCCGGGCTTTCAGCAACTTCATACCTCAGTGGAAGGGTTGAAGCTGATAGCCGATTACGAGGGCTGCCGCCTGCAGCCGTATCAGTGTGATGCGGGGGTGTGGACCGATGGCATTGGCAATACGTCCGGCGTGGTGCCGGGGAAGACCATCACGGAACGGCAGGCCGCCGGGAGTTTCATCACCAACGTTTTAAGGGTGGAGAAGGCACTGGATCGCTGTGTCCTGGTGAACGTACCGCAGAACGTCTATGACTCGCTGGTATCGCTGGCCTTCAACGTGGGAACCGGCAACGCCTGCAGCTCAACCATGGTGAAGTTTATCAATCAGAAGCGCTGGCGCGATGCCTGCTATCAGTTGCCGCGCTGGGTATATGTCAAAGGCGTATTTAATCAGGGCCTGGAAAACCGCCGCGGGCGGGAGCTGGCCTGGTGCTTAAAAGGAGCGTAACGAAATGAAGAAGAAACTTATCAGTGGGTTACTTTCGGTGCTGTACGCGGCGCTGATGATTATAAGTCTCTTTGTCCCAAACGGCATGGCCTCGGCGCTGGTCACTGCATTGACCTGGGTCGCCTGTTTGCTGGTTTGGGTGGCGGTGCTGCTTTGCCTGGCCGGGTGTTATGCAGGCGGCGCTCATCAGGAAGGGGCAAGGCAGGCGCTGACGCGCTTTTTCAGTACACCAGGAAACCAGGTGATCAGATGGGCCAGGCGTTCACTGCTTGTGATTTTCCTCGCCTTTACGGGCCACGTTGTCACCCTCGCATTTTATCTGCTGACGCTGGTCGCGCTTAAGGTTCTGCGTGCGCAGGTTGTTGATGCGGAGCCGGTGACGGTATGACGCGCGCGCTGGCGGTAATTCTGGCGCTCGTACTGGCGGCGCTGGGGTGGCAGTCATGGCGACTGAATGAGGCCAGCCACACCATCGATCAGCAAGGCGGGGACCTGAAAACGGCTGGCGACAAACTGGCAAAAACGAACAGCCAGCTGATCGCCCTGTCCATCCTGTCCGAAACCAACAACCGGGAGCAGACGCGCCTTTACGCGGCGGCAGAAAGTACAAACGCGCTGCTGCGAAGCCGTCAGCGCCGGATTGAGGAGCTAAAACGTGAAAACGAGGATTTACGCCGCTGGGCTGGTACTCCTTTGCCTCCTGACATTATCAGGATGCGCGAACGTCCGGCACTCGCCGGAGGTGCAGCTTACCGTGAATGGTTGTCCCAGGGTGACGCAGTGCCGCCTGGAAAAGTCGGCGGCACGCACTAACGGTGATCTGCTGACCGCGCTGGATGAAGCGGAGGCGGCCTGGGCGGTCTGCGCTGACAAAGTGGACACGATAATTTCCTGTCAGGAGCGAAACAGTGAACAAGCCTCAATCCTTACGCCGCGCCCTGAATAGCGCGGTGCCATATGTCCGCGATAACCCGGATAAGCTGCATTTGTTCGTTGATAACGGATCGGTGGTGACAACCGGGGCAGCGTCACTTTCATGGGAATATCGTTACACCCTGAATGTGGTGATTGTGGATTTCAGCGGCGATCAGGGGTTATTGATGGCGCCGGTGGTGGCTTGGTTAAGGGAAAATCAGCCGGATGCTATTCATAACCCGGAACTGCGGGAAAAGTTGCTTTCCTTTGAAGTCGACATTTTGCGTAATGATATCTGTGATATCAGCCTGAATCTGCAACTGACAGAGCGTGTGATAGTCAGCGCTGACGGTGACGTGTCCAGCGTCGAAGCGGTGCCGGAACCGGGCGAACCGGACGAAATGTGGGCGGTGAGCCGTGGCTGATCTGCAGGAAGTTGACGCCTGGTTAGATGCGTTGCTGGCGGAACTGGAGCCTGCCGCACGTAAGCGCATGATGCGGGATCTGGCACAGCAGCTGCGCCGCAGCCAGCAGAAAAATATCAGGATGCAGCGCAACCCGGACGGGACGGCTTACGAGCCGCGTCGAATGACGGCCAGAACGAAACAGGGCCGCATCCGTCGGCAGATGTTTGCAAAACTCCGCACAACAAAATACCTGAAAGCCGTCGCCACCCAGGACTCGGCAAGCGTCGAGTTTGAGAGCCGTGTGCAGCGCATAGCCCGCGTGCATCACTATGGCTTGCGTGAACGGGTCAGCCGTAAAGGGCCGGAAGTCAAATATGCAGAGCGCCGGTTGCTCGGCATCAATGATGAATCAGAAGACATTACGCGAGACGTCTTACTGCGTTGGTTGTCACAGTGATTTTGTGTCAGGGATGACACAACCCGCCACGCTGCCGCACTCCCTCCGCGCGTGGCAATCTTGCCTTCATGAATACGCAATTAACCGAAATCATGCGCCTTATCACCAATCTGATCCGCACCGGCATTGTGACCGAAGTGGACCGGGACGGCTGGCTGTGCCGGGTGAAAACGGGCGACCTCGAAACCAACTGGATTAACTGGCTGACCTACCGTGCAGGTAAATCACGCACCTGGTGGTGCCCGTCTCCAGGGGAGCAGGTGGTGCTGTTCAGCCTGGGCGGCAATCTGGAAACAGCCTTTGCGCTTCCGGCCATCTACTCCAACGCCTGCCCGCCGCCGTCAGACTCTGAAAGTGCGGACGTGACCGCATACGAGGATGGTGGCTGGTTCGAATACGACCCCGCCACCGGGCGCTGGATTATTCGCGGCGTGAAAAGCGTGCTGATTGAGTCTTCGCAGGTTGTCTCCTGCAAAACCGGTGAGTTTGTGATCGAGGCTGACACCACCCTAATTAACAGCAACGTGATCCTGAACGGCGATGTGACCCACGGCGGCGGCGCGATGACGTCAAACGGCGTCGTTGCTGATAAGCATAAACACCCTGGCGACAGTGGCGGAACGACGGGAGATCCATTTTGACGCTCTATATCGGGATGAGCCGCGATACCGGCAGAGCCATAACGGAAACTGACCACCTGCGCCAGTCGGTGCGTGACATTTTGCTGACCCCGCAAGGGAGCCGGCTTGCGCGCCGGGAGTATGGTTCCCTGCTTTCAGCGCTCATTGACCAGCCGCAAAACCCGGCGCTGCGCCTGCAGATCATGGCTGCGGTGTATGTGGCGCTGCGGCGCTGGGAGCCGCGGCTGCAGCTGGACACTATCACGGTTAACAGCAGCAGCATGGATGGCGCAATGGTTATTGAGCTGGCAGGCCAGCGTAATGACGGCGTTCCCGTGTCCCTTTCCGTATCGACAGGAGCAGACAATGGCCGTTATTGACCTTTCCCAGCTGCCGCCGCCGCAAATTGTGGATGTGCCGGATTTTGAAACCCTGCTGTCTGAGCGCAAGGCTGAATTTGTCGCGTTATTTCCGGCAGAAGAGCAGGAGGCCGTGGCCCGCACCTTAGCGCTTGAATCTGAGCCGGTGGTGAAAATGCTGCAGGAAAATGTGTACCGGGAGCTGCTGCTGCGCCAGCGGATTAACGAGGCGGCTAAGGCCGTGATGGTGGCCTATTCCGGCGGGGATGACCTGGACAATTTAGGCGCGAATAACAACGTACAGCGCCGGGTGATTACGGCTGCAGATGATACCACAACGCCGCCCACGGAGGCAGTAATGGAATCTGACGCGGATTATCGCCAGCGCATTCCGGCGGCCTTTGAGGGGATGAGCGTTGCCGGGCCAGTCGGAGCCTATGAATATCACGCGCTTAGCTCTGATGGTCGGGTGGCGGATGCATCGGCTTTCAGCCCGTCACCGGCGGAAGTCGTGGTGACTATTCTGGCCCGCGACGGCGATGGTACTGCGCCGGAAGATTTACTGCAGGTCGTCGGTGAGGCCCTGAATGATGAGGCTGTGCGGCCGGTGGCGGATCGGGTGAGTGTCCGATCTGCTGAGATTGTTCCCTATGAAATTGATGCGGTTCTTTATGTCTATCCCGGCCCGGCAAAAGAACCCATCCTGGCGGCCGCGAAAGCGCAGGGTACGGCATACATCAACGAGCAGCGTCGCCTGGGGCGTGATGTGCGGCTGTCCGCGATCTATGCCGCGCTGCACGTTCAGGGTGTCCAGCGCGTCGAACTGATGAAGCCCCTGGCGGACATGGTGTTAGATAAAACGCAGGCGTCATATTGCACCGATTTTAAAGCAGAAATTGGTGGCTCTGATGACTAGCAGCCTGTTACCGCCGGGGGCGTCTGCGCTGGAGCGCAGGCTGGCGCAAGCCTGTTCAGGTATCAGTGATTTAAACGTGCCGCTGCGTGACCTGTGGAACCCGTGGAAATGCCCGGCAAAGTTTCTGCCGTATCTGGCCTGGGCTTTCTCCGTTGACCGATGGGAGGAAACCTGGACAGAAACCGCTAAGCGGCAGGCGGTCAGCGATGCTTTCTGGATCCATCAGCGCAAAGGAACGGTGGCTGCAGTTAAGCGGGTGATTGAGGGGCTGGGTTACTCAATGACTCTTGAGGAGTGGTGGAAAGTAGCCGACCCCGCCGGGACGTTTCGGCTTGAGATCGATCTGAATGAAATCGGCATCACGGAGCCGATGATTTACGAGCTTGAGCGGATTATTGGCGATGCGAAGCCAGTCAGTAGGCATCTGGCGCAAATGACACTAACCGCAGGAACCAGAGGGCCGGTATGGCTGGGGGCTGCAATATTTGACGGTGAGGATATTAGCGTTTATCCGCCGGGATACGAACCAGAAGACAGCATTCACTACGACGGCCAGCAGTTCTATTTCGGCAGCGTTAATTTCTCAGGAAAATAGCATGAATATTACAGAAAAAACCGTGTGGGAAAGTTCGGTTTACCAGCTTTCCCGCGCAGACAAAGTGGAAGGCGGGACGAAAGGCGCTGCAAATATCCAGGCCCGGCAACTTGCAAACCGTACGCAGTTCCTGAAGGTGCTGATTGAGGGTATTTCCGATTACAGGGAGTACACGTTCTTTGAAACCGAAGAGGATCCAGACGGCACCATTGCGGGATTAGCTGGCACACCACAAGGTAAGCTGTTTCGCGTCGCCCTGGGCGAGGGTGAGGCGCTGACATTTCGTTATTTCCTGAATGATGGTGGCGTTGCCAGGGCTGTTACGGGTTTGCTCGGTCAGGGATCGATTATCAACAGCGTCCGCTTCTTCCCGTCACTCCCTCTGGCTGAGAACGATTTATCTGCGGGAAATATTCCAGAGGGTGGCAATTGCTGGGTGATAAACCATAGTGACTCATCCCTTGCAGATGAGTACGCGAATGTTTCTGGCGCACTACAGCAGACTGGCCGAAAAATGCTGTCTCAGGAAGCTGTTGAAGCCGCTCTTCAATTAATTGCTAAGCTAACCTCAAGCGGCTTTGTGGATGACAACTTTTTCCCTTTATTCGTCGATGGCGCCGGTAGTGTTCCGGCCTGGTGGGATGACGGTTTCGCCGTTTCAAGAGTCGCTATGTCTCTGTACCAGATGATTTATACGGACGTCCGCGCGCGTCTGGGGGATTCAGTGAATACCGGGGTTAGTGGTGTGAATAACACCTTCTTCCCACTGGTTGTAGATGGCGACAATAATATCCCCTTGTTCTGGGATAACGGTTTTAACGTGTCCATGATTTCTGAGGGGTTTCAGCAGAAAGTATGGGCTTACATCAACGCCATAATTGAAAAGGCCCTGAATCAGCGTATCCCGCTGGTTGATCCCTCCTTCGTTCCGGGAATAACTGACGCTGCCGATTCTGTCCCGTTCTGGTTCCAGGACGGCGAGTTTGACGCGACGGGTATCGGGCCAAACATCAGGGGCATTTTTGCACGGTGGTATCAACGGCGGATGTACACCGCCGCTTATAACATTCCGCTGCATACCGACGGGCGCACTCTATGGCGCTGGAAAGCGAAGAAAGCGCAGCTTAAAGCGGGTCTGGCTGTCCGCCCCCACTTTATGTTGACAGGCGACAGCTGGACGCAGAATAACGAACTGGCGGCCGCTATCGCTGGACTGCTGCACGCGGATTATGGCGATGCTGGTTTGGGCTGGCGCACCGTTAACTACGGTGCTGCACGAGACGGTTCGAATATTTTCCGCTCTGCCGGATGGGATTTGTACGACTCCTCACCGACCAGCGGAGCGCCGCTTTATGGCTGCGGTATTGATGGCCAGTCAATTAATACGACGACAAACACCGCTTATTTCAACGTGACGAATGTACGCTGCACTGACTGCCGAATTTACTATCAGGATCTTAACGGGAAATTTCAGTACGGCTACGACGTTGGCGGGGTCACGCAGTGGACTGAGGTTGTCTGCGGGAATACCGGCGCGACAAAATCGGTGTTGCTGACGGGTATGACTGATGAGGTCAGGACGATTTACGTCAAAACCGACGGCAACGCCGGGCGCGTAGCTATTCATGGTTTCTATCTGTGGCGCAGCGGCGTGGCAGGATGCGTGATGAGCAAAGCAGGGAACGCGGGGATTCTGGCCGATCAGTTCCTGCTGTTCTCAGACAAAATCGCGGAGTACCTGAGCACAATGCAGCCAGACGTCATTTGCATCGTGATCGGGAACAACGATTACCGAATTTCAGAATCGACAGCCACATTCCGTACCGCACTGCAAAAGTATATGGCCGCCTGCCGCGCTGTGCTCCCTGACGTGGGATTTATCCTCATGGCACCACCGCGCACGAACGGAACGGCGGCAACGCCACTCGTTGATTTCCGCGATGTGATGTACGACCTCTCGCAGACGTTAAATGTCGAGTTTTTCAGTATCTATGACCTTTTCGACACCTGGGCGGAAATGAACGGTCTGGGCTGTTTTCTCGACAACCTGCACCCCAATGCAGTGGGCGGCAACCTGATTGCCTCGGCGTTGAATAATGCACTGATTAAAGGCTGAATTATGACAACTAATGAAATCTATGTACCTAAGCTCGGTGACGTCATTATCCCGGGAACGCATCCGAAAAAGGGGCACTTCATGCAGCCAAACCTGCCTGTTATTGCAGGGTTGAAGGCGATGTATATCCACGGCGGAACCTCAGAACTGAGCATGAGGAACCGCGCTGACAATTCCGCCCCGCTGACAAAGGTCGGAGCGCCTACAATCCTGGCTGAATTTGGGGCTATCTGTAGCTTTGGCAACTGCTTTGATACCGGAAAGGTCTCAACAAAAAACCAGACCCATATCGTGATCTGCAAACCGGTAAAGCCGACGGAAGCCACCGAAAAGCAGCAGGCGTTTATGATGGGGAACTACAGCTATTCAGGCGCACCGGCAGTCTATCGCGGTGACGGTCTGGCTTTTCTTTTCTCCGGGCAAAGCCTTTACGGTGCGTTCGTGGAGGATGGCGGAGCTACCCCTACCAATATGATCAACTACTTCAGCGCAGCCTATGACGCCTCAAAATGGGCAGCATTTGTTTCGCTGGTCGACGGTGATAACGGTATCGCACGCATTGGCGGACGCCAGGGCGGCGCGCTTGCATGGCAGAACTCGCGCGCGTTGACCAGCAGGACTGCATATGCAGATCGCACAATCCGCATCGGTTCTCATCATGCGCCCGCAGCCTATCCGGCGGGAGCGGCTATTACAATGGGACTGGAGCTGATTTTCGAGGCTGCACTGACGCAGGCACAGGTTGCATCGGTTATCGATAGCGTTAGTGAGTATCTCAATGCAGCCTGGGGGATCTCTGATCTCTGAGGGGAAAACATGGTCACGAAATATCACGCAATAATGACAAGTCGGGGGGCGGAAAAGCTCGCCGCCGCGGCTCTGACAGGGGAAACCGTAGGCTTTTCGCATATGGCTGTTGGCGATGGCGGCGGAGCGGCGACAGTACCCGATGAGAGCCAGACTGGTCTGGTTAATGAAGTTTATCGCGCCCCCCTGAATCGCCTGGTCATTGCCGACACTGGCGCGAACATCATTCGCGCCCAAATGATCATCATGCCTCAGATTGGCGGTTTCTGGCTGCGCGAGGCGGCACTTTATGACGAAGACGGGGACTGTCTGGCGGTTGCCAGCCTGCCTGAGTCATACAAACCCCAGCTTGCCCAGGGTTCGGGACGACTACAGTCAGTAAATCTCTATATCGGAGTCAGTAACACCTCGGATGTAGAACTGAAGGCTGACCCGTCCGTCATTCTGGCAACCGTAGAGGAGGTTAATCGCGCTAAGGAGGAGGCAAAAGACTATGCCGATCAGGTTGCAGGACAGCTTGATACGGATATTCAGCAGGCTATTACCGCCGCTCTTACAGCGGCAAAGCGTGAATTCTGGGAAGACGATAACCCTGTGGGTACGACGCGATTTTTTAATCAGAACGTCAACCCGAATGAAAAATGGCCCTGGTCAGAATGGGTATACACCGGTGAAAATAAAACGATCCGGGTGGCAAAAGCAGACGGCTCAAACGTAGGGAATACCGGCGGAAGCGATACTGTCACAATCCAGCAGGCTAACCTGCCAGCTGTGCAGGTTAATGTCAGTGGCGAAACCAGCGAACTCCCCGGGCAGGAACTGATCACCAGGGAGGCAGGACGGCATAAACACAAAGGCGGAATGCTCGCCCCGGGTGAGGTCTGGGATGATAATTACATAGTTGGTTCGGATAACGACAGCCGCCGCACACGAAATTATACGGATGAGGTGGCCGATCATAGCCATATTGTGGACTTGCCAGCCCATAAACACACGACCACTGGCAAAACCGATAACCTCGGTGAGGGCAAATCGTTCAGCGTGGTGGAATCTCACACGCTGCTGATGTGCTGGAGCCGCGTTGCCTGATAAATCCCGGTATCAGTCTGCCCCGATAAGGGGCTTTTTTCTGTCTGCGGTTGTGCCATTGACGGTACAACGGCCATCAACGGCTTGCGGTGAATGATTTCCCTACCATGGGTGAACCCCTAAACAGGAGATTCATTCATGGCGCAAGACTATCACCACGGCGTGCGTGTTGTTGAAGTTAACGACGGCACCCGCTCTATCACGACGGTGAGCACGGCGATTGTGGGCATGGTATGCACCGGCGATGATGCCGATGCCTCTGTGTTCCCGCTCAATAAGCCGGTTCTGCTTACCGATGTACTGACCGCCAGCGGCAAAGCGGGCGAGTCCGGCACGCTGGCCCGCTCACTGGACGCCATCGCCGACCAGGCAAAACCCGTCACCGTTGTGGTGCGTGTTGCCCAGGGCGAAAACGAAGCGGAAACCACCTCCAATATCATCGGCGGCGTAACCGCTGACGGTAAGAAAACGGGCATCAAAGCGCTGCTTTCGGCACAGTCGCAGCTGGGCGTGAAGCCGCGCATTCTTGGCGTGCCGGGCCATGACACGCAGGCTGTTTCCACTGAACTGTTAAGCGTGGCGCAGAGCCTACGCGGCTTTGCGTACCTGTCTGCCTACGGTTGTAAAACCGTGGAAGAAGCGATTGCCTACCGCGAAAATTTCAGTCAGCGAGAAGGGATGCTGATCTGGCCTGATTTCATCAACTTTGACACGGTGCTGCAGGCGGACGCGACTGCTTACGCCACTGCCCGCGCGCTGGGTCTGCGTGCCAAAATCGACGAGCAGACCGGCTGGCACAAAACCCTGTCTAACGTGGGCGTCAACGGCGTAACCGGCTTGTCTGCGGATGTGTTCTGGGATCTGCAGGACCCGGCAACCGATGCCGGACTGCTGAACCAGAACGACGTCACCACCTTGATCCGCAAGGATGGTTTCCGCTTCTGGGGTTCCCGCTGCCTGAGCGATGACCCGTTATTCCAGTTTGAAAACTACACCCGTACCGCGCAGGTGCTGGCAGACACCATGGCGGAGGCGCATATGTGGGCGGTGGACATGCCGCTTAACCCTTCGCTGGCTCGCGACATTATCGAAGGTATCCGCGCCAAAATGCGCAGCCTGGTAAATCAGGGCTACCTCATCGGCGGTGATTGCTGGATTGATGACAGTGTGAATGACAAAGACACGCTGAAAGCCGGGAAACTCTGGATCGACTACGACTATACGCCAGTGCCGCCACTGGAAAACCTGATGCTGCGCCAGCGCATCACTGACCGTTACCTGGTGGATTTCACCACCCGCGTAAGCGCATAAGGGGGACCCATGGCCTTACCACGCAAGTTAAAACACCTGAATATTTTTAACGCCGGTAACAACTGGATGGGCATTGCTGAATCCGTCACCCTGCCGAAATTCACCCGCAAGCTGGAAAACTACCGCGGCGGCGGCATGCCCGGTTCAGTCGGTATTGATCTGGGGCTGGATGATGGCGCGCTGGATACGGAAATGACCATCGGCGGTACGGAGGCGCTTCTGTTTAAACAGATGGGCAAAGCCACGGTGGACGGCGTGCAGCTGCGCTTTACCGGGTCTATTCAGCGCGACGACACCGGCGAAGTTCAGGCCGTTGAGCTGGTCGTCCGTGGGCGCCACAAAGAGGTGGACTCCGGCGAGTGGAAAACCGGCGAAAGCAATTCCACCAAAGTCAGCAGCGTTAACTGTTACGCGAAGCTGACCATTAACGGTGAAGTGCTCTATGAGGTCGATGCGATCAACATGATTGAAGTTGTTGATGGTGTTGACCTGATGGAAGAACACCGTAACGCCATCGGTCTGTAATTTTTTCCTGGCGCGCGAGGTCGCGCCAGCCAACCCATAACAGGAAAAGAGCATGAGTGAGAAAACAGAAGCAACGGTGAAACTGGATAGCCCGATTAAGCGCGGTGATACCACGATTACGGAAATTGTGCTGCGTAAGCCGCAATCCGGCGCGCTGCGCGGTACGCGACTGCAGGCGGTGATGGAGATGGACGTGGCCTCTATGATGACCGTGATCCCCCGCATCTCCACACCAACGCTGACCCCGCAGGAAATGGCGGACCTCGACCCGGCAGACCTGGCCGCGATGTCTGTCGAGGTGGTCCTTTTTTTGTTGCCGAAGTCGGCACTTGCCGATTTGCCGACAGCCTGACGGTAGATGACCTGGTGGCGGATATCGCCACGATCTTTCACTGGCCGCCGTCCGTCACTGACGTTATGCCGCTGACGGAAGTGCTGGAGTGGCGGCACAGAGCGATAATGCGTAGCGGGGCCAGCGATGAGTGATAAAAACCTGCGCCTGCAGGTGGTTCTGAATGCGGTTGATAAACTCACCCGCCCTTTAAAAAATGCGCTGGCTGGCTCGAAGGAGCTGGCCTCCGGCATCCGGCAGACCCGTGATCAGCTTAAACGGCTTAACGACGCGGGGAGCCAGTTAAAATCTTTTGATCAACTCTCACAGAGCCTGAACCGGACCAGCAACGAGCTGGACCAGGCGCGGCTGCGTGCGCAGATGATGACGCGCGAGCTGGCAGCGCTCGAATCCCCCACGAAAAAACAGACGCAGGCGCTTGAGGCGCAATGGCGCGCCGTATCACGCCTGGAACAAAAGCAGGGGCAGGAAACGCGGCAGATGGCGGCAGCCAGGGCGGAGCTGTACCGCCTCGGCATCTCTGCGGGCGGTGGCGCCCGTGAAACGGCCAGAATTACCCGCGAAACGGATCGCTATAACCAGCAGCTGGCAGAGCAGGAGCGGCGCTTGCGAGACGTGGGCGAGCGCCAGCGTAAGCTGAATGCGATCAGGGCCAAAGCTGACAAGATGCGCGACGTGCGTAACAGCCTGGCGGGGAACGGGGCCGGGATGATGGCGGCCGGGGTGACAACGGGCGCGACGCTAACGGCGCCCATTCGCGCTTACTCGGAATCAGAGAACGCGGCTAACCAGCTGGCAGGCTCCATGATGGGGCCGGGCGGAAAGGTAGCGCCGGAGTTTGCGAAGCTAAACAAGCTGGCAATCGCCCTGGGTGACCGGCTGCCCGGCACCACGGCAGACTTTCAGAACATGATGACCATGTTACGCCGTCAGGGCATGTCTGCGCAGGTCATCCTGGGCGGGCTGGGTGAGTCGGCGGCGTACCTCGGCGTACAACTGCAGATGGCACCAACGGATGCCGCAGAGTTTGCCGCAAAACTGCAGGATGCCACGCAGACCACCGAAAAGGACATGATGAGCCTGATGGATGTGATCCAGCGGGGTTATTACGCGGGCGTTGACCCCGGCAATATGCTGCAGGGTTTTTCGAACATTGGTAGTGCAATGGATATTATCCGTCAGAAGGGATTGGGGGCAACGAAGGTATTTGCACCATTGCTGGTGATGGCGGATCAGATGGGGATGGCTGGCGAGTCAGCAGGGAATGCCTACCGTAAAATATTCCAGGCTGTCATGGATACCAAAAAAGTTAATAAAGCCAATGCCTCAATTAAAGGATCAGGGGTCAAATTAGACTTTACTGATGGAAAAGGGGAATTTGGTGGACTGGATAAACTATTTTCCCAGCTTGATAAGTTAAACAAATTAAATACAGAGCAAAGGCTTGCGACGCTTAAAGCGGTATTTGGTGACGATGCCGAAACGCTAAAGGTATTGAATAACATGATTACCAAAGGGATGTCTGGTTATCGTGAAACAGTAGCGAAGCTGGAGAATCAGGCAACCCTGCGCGAGCGCGTCGAAGCGTCTCTTAATACCCTGGGCAACAAATGGGAAGCCGCTGGCGGCTCCTTTACCAACGCCATGGCAAGCATCGGCGAAACCGTCGCACCGGTACTTAAAGAAATTGCTGACTGGCTGGGTAATCTGGCGTCAGCACTGGATGGTTTTGTTAAGCGGCATCCGCAACTAACGGCAGCGCTGTTTAAGATTGTGGCGGTGTTTGCGGTTGTCGCTACTGCTGCAGGCGTGTTGTCGCTGGCTCTGGCGTCCATTCTGGGACCGATGGCGGTGCTGCGGGTAAGTGCTGGGGTTCTGGGAATTAAGTTTGCCTCCGCTTTTGGTCTGATAAAGCAGGTGATTGGTGGTGCGGGCCAGGCGGTCCTCTGGTTAGGTCGGTTGATGATGGCTAATCCCATTCTGGCGATAGTTGGCCTGATTGCGATGGGAGCCATCTATATCTGGCAGAACTGGGAAACGCTGGGGCCGAAGTTTAAAGCACTGTGGGATGCCATCACGTCAGGGGTGTCAGTAGCCTGGGCTGTGATCAAGCAGACCATAAGCAGCAAATGGGATGAAATTCTGAGTGATGTAGCCGCGATGCCCGCAAAATTTAAAGCGGTGGGCGGGGCGATCATTGACGGCATCCTGAGCGGTATCAATGAGAAATGGGAAACGCTTAAGAGCAAGCTGGCATCGGTCAAAAGCTACCTGCCGGACTGGATGACCGGCGGCGATAATTCGCAGGGCGCCTCACCGCAGAAAAAGACCCCAGGATTTTTCGCGGGGATGTATGACAGCGGTGGTTATATTCCACGTGGGCAGGTGGGTATTGCTGGCGAGAATGGCCCGGAGCTGATTAACGGTCCGGCCTATGTGACCAGCCGCAGGAGGACGGCCGCGCTGGCGTCCGTTGTCGCCGGAATGATGGGGGGAGCAATGCCAGCAGAGGCCGCCCCGCTTCATCCGATGAGCCTGCCGGCGGCCTCATATCGCCCTGCAGCTGAGAAACCAGCAGGTACGCGGCCGGTGTTCCACTTTGAAACCCAGGCTCAAATTATCATCCAGGCGCTGCCGGGGCAGAGTGCGCAGGATATTGCGCAGGAGGTAGCGCGACAGATTGATGAGCGCGAGCGTCGTATGAGGGCTAAGGCCCGCAGCAATTTCAGTGATCAAGGGGGATACGATTCATGATGATGGTCCTGGGCTTGTTTGTGTTTCAGCTGCGCACGGTTCCCTATCAGCAACTGCTGTATCAGCGGAACTGGCGCCATGTGACCAACAACCGCGTTAATCGCCGTCCGACAACGCAATTTTTGGGGCCAGATAACGATCAGCTGACGCTCTCCGGCGTCCTCATGCCGGAAGTGACCGGCGGCCGGTTGTCGTTGCTGGCGCTGGAGCTGATGGCAGAGCAGGGGAAGGCGTGGCCGCTGATCGAGGGCGGTGGGACTATCTACGGCATGTATGTGATTGAGAGCCTTAACCAGACGAAAACGGAATTTTTCGCCAGTGGAGAAGCCAGGAAAATAGAGTTTTCGTTGGGGCTTAAACGGGTGGATGAGTCCCTGTCTGAAATGTTCGGCAGTCTGAGTGATCAGCTTAGCAGTCTGCACGATTCTGCCGCCGCCGCAGTAGGGAACATCAGATCCACGGTAGGAGGGTTGCTGCAGTGAGCGAGATGGCTGATTTACTCAACCTCGGAAGCAAGACCCCGGCCTTTCGGATCGTGATTGAAGGGAAAGATGCCACGCAGACGCTGGATAAACGTCTGCTGGGTATGACACTGACCGACAACCGCGGATTTGAAGCTGACCAGCTTGATCTGGAGCTGGACGACGCCGACGGCCTGGTAATTATGCCGCGTCGTGGCGCAGTGATTTCTCTGGCGCTGGGATGGAAAGGCGAGCCGCTGTACTCAAAAGGAAAGTTTACCGTTGATGAAATAGAGCATAGCGGCAGCCCGGACAGGCTGACAATCCGTGCCCGTAGTGCTGATTTCAGGGAAACGCTGAATGTCCGGCGTGAGAAGTCCTGGCACAAAACGACGGTGGGCGATGTGGTGAAAGATATTGCCGCACGGCACAGCCTTAAAGTTGCTATAGGAAATGATGTTGCTGCGATGGCGCTGGATCACCTGGACCAGACCAACGAAAGCGACGCCAGCTTTTTAATGAAGCTGGCGCGGCAGTATGGCGCGATTGCCTCAGTCAAGGACGGTAATCTGCTGTTTATCCGGCAGGGGCAGGGGAAAACAGCAAGTGGTAAACCGTTGCCGGTCATCACTATTACCCGTAAGGACGGAGACAGTCACCGGTTTAGCCTGGCTGACAGGGGAGCATATACGGGTGTTATCGCTCACTGGCTGCATACCAGGGAACCGGAAAAAAAAGAAACTGCAAAGGTGAAGCGCCGCCGGAGGACGACAAAACCCAAAGAGCCGGAAGCAAAGCAGGGGGATTACCTGGTCGGAACGGATGAGAACGTGCTGGTTCTGAACCGTACCTATGCGAACCGCAGTAATGCAGAACGGGCAGCAAAAATGAACTGGGAGCGGCTGCAGCGTGGTGTGGCGTCATTCTCTCTCCAGCTGGCAGAAGGCCGCGCGGATCTCTATACGGAAATGCCCGTTAAGGTTAGCGGCTTTAAACAGCCCATTGATGATGCGGAATGGACCATCACAACATTGATGCACACGGTGAACCCGGATAGCGGGTTTACAACCAGTATCGAACTGGAAGTGAAGATTGATGATTTAGAAATGAGCTGATGAGGTTCACAAAATGGAAGTTATGTGTATCATTATGTGATTGAAATGTGCGGGGTGGGAGATAAATGTAATGATGAATTGTCCAAAGTGCGGCCACGCGGCGCATACACGGAGTAGCTTTCGGGTAACGGATCAGACAAAAGAGCGTTACTGTCAGTGCCAGAACATTAATTGCGGAACCACCTTCATCACTCATGAAACCGTAGTGCGTTACATCATGACACCTGGAGTTATTGATAATGCCCCGCCGCACCCCACTGCCGCCGGGCAGGGGCATATGAATTTCTGA